ATGCCAACCCCAAGTCGTGAAAGTCTACTTAGTGACCATCATCCTGATGCAGTGCGTAAACGGCTAGCGACTCCAGTAAAAGCATCAACACTTCCCGATGCTGTGCTCGGCGGTATCGATGGTTGCGTGACGACTTTTGCGGTTGTATCAGGGGCATTTGGCGCAGGTTTTTCACCACAGGTGGCACTTGTACTCGGTTTCTCCAACTTACTCGCTGACGGCTTCAGCATGGCAGTAAGCAATTACGAAGCCGGGCAGGCACAGCTTGCTCAGATCGCCAGTACTGAGCGTATCGAACGGCAACATATTGACCTGGTGCCTGAGGGCGAACGCGAAGAGATTCGCCAACTTTTTCACGCCAAAGGTTTCGAAGGAGAACTACTTGAACAAGTAGTGGAAACGCTATGTCGTGAACCAGATAGATGGGTGACTACCATGTTACAAGAAGAACATGGGCTTTCATCTGTTGGACTTAACCCTCTTCGAGCAGCGTTAGTTACCTTTAGCGCTTTTTTGATCGTGGGCGCTCTACCGTTACTTCCGTATACGATACCTAGCATAGCAACCACGACGCAGTTTTTAGCCAGTCTAGGACTGGCTTGCGGCGTATTCCTTGCTATTGGCATGCTCAAGAGCGCCGTCTACGGCCTACCAGCTTGGCGCTCAGGCCTGCGTACTCTCACCATGGGTGCCGCCGCGGCCGGGCTCGCCTTTGCGACAGGCTATCTCGCGCAGAATCTATTAGCAGGCTAGGCCTATAAGACCTGCTTAGCTATTAATAATCATAGTGTGTCAGCAAGCTTCACAACTTATGCTAATGATTGCTAATCTAAAATTAAGCTTAAAACCAAAAAACGGCCACCGCTGTAATAGCTAAGTGACCGTTTTATCTGTTTGGTCGGAGTGACAGGATTCGAACCTGCGACCTTTGCAACCCCATTTTCACGCGACTATCTCAGTAAGCTATTGATTATAAATAGATACCATCGCATTTTAGCGCCAGCCAATACGGCTAATACGCTCTATAAATATCAACAGGTTACATGCTAGTTTTCAGCTCTAAGGCTCCTTCCTAGGCATGGGATTATGAGTGCAAAGTAGTCTCCACCTGGGTCGCGCCTGCCATGCGGCCTCCCGCCTAGGGCGTCAGGTTCCTACCTACCCATGCTTACATTCTTTATATTGGTTGCAGTGAGTCAGCAACCAAAACGCAACCAAATACGAGGCTAGGCATGGAACTCTTGAATTTATTCGGCTTGATTATGAGCTTTACTGGAAGTCTTTTACTTCTATTAGACCCAACGCTCATGTTAACCAAAAACCACAGCAAAACATTCATAGAAGACAGGAGTAGCATTTTTGAAATACCGGAATACACGGACGAGATGCGAACCAAAATGATTAGGCAAATACGGCTAAGGCGCGCTGGACTAGGCTTATTATGCATTGGTTTTTTCCTGCAACTAGTCCCTGTTTCTCTTTCCTATTTAAGCACATAAACGCAACGGATTTTGAATCCGCTTCCCCACCCAGGCACGGCCGCGCTTGCACAAGGCTTTGCCGCACAATCAACCGTTTACCGATTTACCATGTTTACATACAGCACATTGGTCGCACTCAGTCTGCGACCAAATTGCGACCACTCACCCCTCCCAGCCGCTGGACGCCAGCACTTCACCCTGGCTATACTCGCCCCTTATTACTGTATATAAAATCAGTTTCATCAGGAGGCGCTTATGTCAGAGAAAACGTACAAAGCCTTGGTCGAGCGAGTGCAGCGGGCAATCAATAGCCCCGGTGCACAGTCGAAACACTGTGTAGAGATAAAGCGCCAGCCTGAAGATCAAGCGGATGATTGGGCGCGCATGCTCTCCGATTTGGGTACTGTGGAGAACGTAACGCTCACTTCTATGGATGATAATACCGAGCATGTGCAGATCAGATGGAATCCAGAGGAGAGCATGGCATGAGCTTACACCTCTCAATTTTGGGTCGCGTTGACACTACCACCCCACCGCTAAAACTACCGCTCGCCGCGGGTGAAGTGCGCGCTGGGTTTCCTTCGCCAGCGGATGATTACCTGGAAGCAGAACTCGATCTGGTAGAACACCTAGTGCAACACCCCAGCGCAACCTATTACCTTCGCGCCAAAGGCACCTCTATGACCGGTGCAGGAATCTACGATGGCGACCTTTTGATTGTTGATCGTTCAGTTGAACCCAAACCAGGTCATATCGTGATTATGAGCGTGGATGGTGAACTGACCTGTAAGAAATTAGGCACGATCGGTAACCGCCCCTATTTAATTGCTGCCAACCCTGAGTTCAGGCCAATGCCTCTTGACGGCAGAGAATGCCAAGTGTGGGGCGTAGTCACACACAACATACACTCATTAGCACCTGGCTTCTCGGTATGATCGCCCTAGTCGATTGTAATAACTTCTACGTCAGCTGCGAGCGCGTTTTTAACCCGAAGCTTGAAGGCAAGCCCGTTGGAGTGATGTCGAATAATGATGGCTGTGTCGTTGCGAGGTCAGCCGAAATAAAGCAGTTAGGCGTGGCGATGGGCATGCCCGCGCATCAGATAGATCCGCACATTCGCCGCCAATGCATTCTCCTATCCAGTAATTATGCTCTGTACGGTGATATGAGCCGTCGCGTTACTGATGTGCTCTCACAGCACACCCCACATGTAGATGTGTACTCGATCGACGAATCGTTTTTGAGCTTTGAAGGGTTCGAGCCTGAAACGCTCAGCGAGCGTTGCCAAGCAATGCGGCACCAGGTGAAGCGGGACACAGGTATACCTGTAAGTGTTGGCCTCAGTACTTCCAAAACGCTGGCGAAGATTGCTAACCACCGGGCGAAGAAAGAGCCCCACTTCAACGGTGTGGCAATTATGGATCCAGATAGCAACGATACCCGCGCTTTCCTCGAGCAGCTGCCAGTAACTGAGATATGGGGCGTGGCTGGTCGAAGTGCTGCCCGACTGCGCACGCTGGGTATAGAAACCGCTTGGCAGCTACGTGAGTCATCGCCTAAGCATTTACGTAAGCACTTCAGTGTGGTGATGGAGCGCATCGTTTACGAGCTTCGTGGACAGGACTGCATCTCGCTGGATGATATGACCCAGCCGAAAAAACAGATTATGGTATCGCGCTCATTTGGCCGGCTCACTAACAATAAGATCGATCTGCATGAAGCGATCCGCATGCACACCTCCCGTGCCGGTGAGAAGCTACGCAAGCAGCTAGGCCTAGCCCAAGCGATTATGGTGTTTGTTAGGACTAACAGATTTAGGCAGGATCTACCTAGTTACAGTAAAAACATAGTGGTACCACTACCCTACCCGACTGATGACAGCAGGGAGTTAGTACGGGCAGCGATCGCGGGTCTTGAGAGGATATTCAAGGAAGGAGTTTGGTATCAAAAATGCGGTGTCATGCTTATGGACCTCTGCGATCACGAAAATGAACAGCTCGGCCTACTGGCAGAGCCCGTTAGTGATGAGAAGAGGAAACGCAATGAGCGACTAATGGCAACGCTAGACAAGCTAAACCGCGAGCATGGGAAGAATACGGTGAGTCTGGGAATGCCAAGAAAGATCAATGCCTGGGAATTGCGCTGCAGGCACCGTACGCCTAGATATACTACTAGATGGGATGAACTACCCGAAACACATACATAGCGTGAACTATACGTCTTTCAAACACGCCTCAAGCTCAACATAGTCAGCCGTACTGTCTTCGCGCGAGCGTGCCAAACAAGCCTCTCTTAGTTCTGGCAAATAGCCTTCCCAGCGATCCATTAAGTACCCCATGGCATCACGCTGGCTTAGCGTACATGCCAGCATTTCTGATAGCTCTGTATCACTCATGGCTGTTGTCCCATCGCCACATGCATCAACGTGGCTTTCGATAGGAAACTCCTGCGCATGAAGCGTTAGTGGAGCCATAACAAGAAGTGTAATTATGGTTTTTTTCATCGAACTAACAGCACATTCATTTGGCTCTTAGCAGTGCCATCCATGGCACCAATAAGTCCTTTTATATTGTAACCTCCTTGTTGTGACGCTTCCGACTTGCTAACGCGGCGATCCTTAGGCGTCACATGTTCACAGTAACTGCTTTTTCGTCTTATGAATGTAGGAAATCACCGATAGGTTTTGTAAGCCATCGCTTACGGAAGGCATAAAAAAACCGCTTGCGCGGCTTACGGGCTTTCCAGCCCTCCCCAGAAATTGTCATCTTCCCAGTTGAGTTCGTGCAGCGCCCAGGTTTGGGCATCGCGCACTAGCACCCATTGCCCGCTGATGCGTTCCCAGCGGGATAGCGCGCGCCACTGGCCATCGACGCGCACGCACTCTTCTGTGTAGCGCCACTGCTCGTCGATGCGTACATGCATGGGTTAGCTCCAGTGCTGTAACCATATATCGCCGTCCTGCCCTACTGCGTCGTCTGGCGGCTGATCGGAGATATAGACGTTGCGGTTAGCCATGCTGCCGACTGCCTCCAGCTTGGCTTTTTCGGCCTGGGTGTAGTCTTGCTCTGACAGCCCTTTGCCGGTTTCTTTTTGCACGTATTGCTCGTGCGGATCTGCGGCGGTGGCGTGGGCGTTAACGGCGCTGTCGGCGCTGCCCGCTGGATCAAACGCATCGGTATTTTGTGCAGCGGCGGTGCCTAGCGTGGGCTTATCATCCAGGTCGTTGTAACTGCCCGACGTGGCCACTGCTTTTAGATCGTCGGTGTTGGCTTTGCCGCTTAGCGCGTCGTCTATTTGCTGCTGTGAGTAGCTGTCGGTAATGTCGTCGATGGTGCTGCCAAAACGCGCAAATATCCGGCGGTCGGCAACGTTGAACGCTAGCTCGCCTTCGCCTAGCTGCTGATCGGTAGGCACCGCGCCGGGCTGCGTACTGATACGCAGCCCGACGAATTTGCGAAACTCGCTCATAGCGTCTCGCCTTGAATGAACATCGCGTCAACATCCGTATCACTCATGCCGAGCTGTGCCGCCATGTGCGTTAGCCACGGCGCATGTCGCTCTAAATAAGCAGCGTACTCCCATTCAATGCCCGCAACTTGCCGCGCTTCGGCGTCTTCAATATCCCCAATGGCGCGCTCTACTTCTGATAGCAGCCCCTTTTTAGCGAGTACAAGCCGCGCTTGTCGCGCGGTTATCGTTGCAGGCACTGGCAGGGCAGACTCTGCCAGCATGCCAAATTTAAACGGTGGCATGACGGTGTGCGTGCCGCCTTCGCCGTCATCGACTTCGATAGGGTCGAGACTATGCACGCTGCTGTAGAGCGCCATTTTGTCGCCGCTGCCTTGGATTTGCTCGTAAACACGGTCAGCCGTGCCGGTGCCCGTGTAAGGCGCTTCCGCTAAAACGGTGGCATGGGGACGCCACTCGTCTAGCTGGGCGGGCGTCATGCGCGCGTAGTGGAGATAGTCTCTATTTGAATTGACGGCTTTAGGATCGCTGAGAGCCGGATTGCCGTCTTCGTCGGTGAGAAATGCGGGCAGAGCAGCACTGGCGGGCAGATGTAAGATAGCGTCGATCATAGTGATGTTAGCTCCTGCATTTCTTGATTAGAGAATGAGAGCGGTGAGTACATAACATAAGCGACGCTGGTATCAGCATGTAGAATGTTGGAATTAGCCCGCCGCCGCCCAATCGCAATGTTGTTTAAAAATCCCGTAGGTAGTCGCTCAATCGACCTGCTGCCCGCATACACTCCATTCGCAAAAAATCGTATTAAAAACTCATTATTAACCTGCTCGTATGTAAGCCCGGCAATTACATTTTCGCCCTCGTCAACATCAGTTGTCGGAGAAAGTCCGGTGTTTACGCCTGCCGCTCTGATATTTATGCTCGTTCCCGCCACCGACGAATTACCGATATTTATTTCTTCATTATTGCCGTCACCCAAACCAAGCACGTATTTGAATGACCCGACTGGTTTTTTATATTTAACTAAAAACGTCCCTTTTTGAGCGTCGAACTGCCCATCTGATGTTCTAAATATTTGATCTGAGTTTCGAGTGACCGGCGCCGCGCCCGTAGTGATGTGCGGAGTAGCCCCCTGCCCAGTCTCTAGCTGCATGCCGATCAGACTAACCACGTCACCTACTACCCAATTTTCGTTGTACGAAACATTATTAGATTTACGGAAATAGACGCCGAATCTACTTTGCTCGGTAGAAAACATCGCTGTTAGCTCTATACGCTCACCGTTCAATGATTTTCTTAAATAAATAAATGTACTTAGAGCGCCGCCATCGTTAGTTACCGTGCCAGATTGCCGATCTACAACGACTCTATGAGAATTACCCATATTGAATACAACGTATCTCACGTTTGTCTCGTCAGAAACATGTACGCTTAATGTGACATTAGTTTCTGCAGGGATCGGGATACTCAAGTTTTGCAAGAACGCCAGCGATCCCGAAAAAGAAAAATCGTCATAGCGGGCATAGGGTTTTCCAAGGACTGACATTTCACCAGCCTTAATCTCACCCAGCGATGTAGAAGAAGACCATTCGCTTTTAGAAAAATCGTCACTATGTAGAAATAGGTTCTGACTATTACGGTGTATCGACGCACCCAGCGGCTCACCCAGCTGCCACTCCCTTGCGAGCACATCAGTACCGAACTCAACAGATTGACTAACTGGGCCCTGAGTAGTCTTAGGGGTGCTCCTCACAACACTGAAAATTTCACTAATATTATTTGTGTCTAAGCGCTCACCATCATCTACCCAATATCTCCCCTCAATAAAATCCAGACCCAGCGTTGCCTTGCGCTTGAATTGCTCTAGCAAATTGACGTTATACGCATCGGCCACCGCCTCAACATACCCCTTCGCATCTTCGGCGCGGTCGGCGTTGGCTTTAGCGCCGTCGATGGCCTGAGCGTACTGGCTAACGTAACCCGCTGCAGCGATCATATCCGACTGAATCGGGAAGAAGTTAATTCGGTGGCCACCGCCAAACATGCCCGTTACTGGGTTGGCGTCGTTGGTGTAGATTTTGCCAGAGCCGCCGATGGACGGCGGGAAACGTACTTGATCGACCATTTATAGAATCTCCTTTAGCGCCATGCTGTTGGTGTAGGCGAGTGCGTAGGGGTGAACCAGCGGGTTGATTTCGGTTTGCCGTGCGATGAACGTAGTGGCGAAACTTTCGGGCGATGGCTGCGCCTCTTGGGCGTAGAGAATTTCACCGTGCAGACCTATTTCACGCTGTGCAGCGAGGGCTTTGCGGAAACCTTCTTCCCGGTCGAGGTGTTCTAGTGCAAACGACACCGTTCGCTTGGGCGTTGCCGGGTCGGCGTACTCGGTGCGGTTGGCGTCGCCAGCGGTTTCAAACTGCGTGTCGATGACGTGCCCCCACTGCACGCCGTAGCTCATGTTGTAGGTCGGCTGCCACACGCGGGATATAAACACCCGCCCAAGGCTCACATAGCCCGCGTCGTTGCTGGTGTCGTCAATCTCAATACGCACTGCCTGCCCTATTTGCGTGCTGGGTAGAAACAGCGTGGCCAGCGGCGTAAACGATTCACGGTCAGCGTCGTCAAATTCACCGCCCCAGTAGTTGTCGTATTCCCATTCAAGCTCGCTAGTCGCGTAGACGGTGGGCCATACGCGTAACCAGTCGCTTTGCCAAAGTGGATCCGTTGCGGCGGCATCGAAGTACACCGTTACCCGCCACTTAGCGACCGCCGTTAAGTTATGCGCTGCCATGGCCACCACGCCCACAGGGCGAAAACGCGGCAGCGTAAACAACAGCTGGGTGCTCGATAGGTTTAGATTTTTCGAGCGCGCTTGCTCGGCAAACGTGGGGTCTAGCAATTTACTGGCGGGTAACTCGTCCTCCCAGCTGCCGCCGCTCACCGCCGCTTTGTTGACGTGATTGGGCCAACACAGGATTACTTTTCCATCTTCTAGCATTCGTTAACCCCATAGCGTGAGTGATATGCGGTTGCGTGATGCGTCTACTTCACGCCCCACAATCAGCACGTTGCGCCCGGTGCTGTAACCCAGCCGGGGCGTAACGATGCGTACCGTTTGATTGATCTGTAACCCGCCTGCATCCGCTACACGCGCAACCACGCTGAGCCGATCACGCCGGGGCGATAGCAGTGTTAGCACGTCATTGGCGGTGGTTTGGGCATGACTACGGCTAGCGAGGTCGCTCGCTATGGTGATAGCGTCTGCCAGCGGGTGTCGTTCAAGCGTGGCGTTTGAAACCGCTACCGCGTCACGGTATTGGCTGGCTAGCCGCGCCCGGCGGCTTTCGCTAACGCCCCCGGCGAGGTTGTCTTGCACAGTTTCAATGCGGTCGGCCTGCCACGTGACGCGCCCAACGGGCAAACCGTTATTGCCAGCGCCTGCTGAGTCGCGGTCAATCGTGATGATTTGATGATCAAACAGGGTTAGCACTGGCGTAGCGGGCGGCGCTAGCAGCCCAGCGACTATCGTTTGATTGCCTGTGAGGCGATAAAACCCCGCGCATGACGCTACTAAACGATCTAGCAGCGCGGCGGTGGTGGCTTCATCCGTCACCCATAACCGCACGGCACCACGGCTATTAAGCGCGCCCGCCGTATCAATCGTGACGCCTGCCTCATTGGCGATCTGCTCGATCACATCACCAGCGTTGACCAGCGGCGCGTTGGCATCGCACGTTAGTTGACCCGAAGGGGAAACCCCTACCCGTATGTAACCCTGATAGCGCCGCCATTTGCCGCGCGGCGGCTCCCAGTCGCTCCACTCGCCCACCGTGGGCGCGGTGCCTTCAAGCTCTGCGAGCGATGAATAATCGCCGTCAAAATCCAGCGCGACACCGTTGTCATAAACCGCTGTGACGGTGCAATCCTGGTCACTGATCTGATAGATCAATTTAGGCCCGTTGACTAGCACTGGCTGGGCGTTGCGCACTTGCCCGTATAGCCTCGGTTTAACGTTGCCACCTATATCGTCGTCGGTGCCCTCCAAGCCATTCGGGGCAACGTTGGTGCCTGCATAGCGCGCCATGGGGTGCGGCTGCTGCAAGATCTCCACCGGGTCTCGTAGCTTGATCGACACCACGCTATTACTAAACGCGACGCGGGCAACAGTGCCTTCCAACACCGTTGTTAGCGTGTCGTCTTTAGCAAACTGTAGCGTTGCGCGGCGGCCATCCATGGCGTAATCAACCAGCCAATCCAGCTCACGATCAATGTTAATCAACGTAGTTTCGCCGTATCCGCTGCGGTCTACCCGCAATAGCTCCCCCGCAAACAAACCAGCCCGGTATAAACCGGGCTGTTTGATTCGAGGTATCCATGATACGGGGGCCGGGTCTACGTACCCCGGCGTGCTAAATCGCAGCGTTTTAGCGTTGCCTGCGCCGTCTAGCGCCTCGATAGCTAGCAACCAATAACTCATCGTGACGCCTCCAAGCGCGCGGCTGCACTCATATCATCAAGTGCGGCATTGCTCTTTTTCTGCTCGTTGATTTGACCGTTAAAGCCTGCTTGCTGGACTGCGACGGCAGCGGCGCTGTGCTTCTCGATTTTGTCGAGTCGCGCATTAAGCTCTTGGCGCAGCTTCCTGTTTTCGTTTAACAGGTCGCGCACCACGTCGGCTTGGTCATTGCGGTTGAGTAGCGGGAAGCTAGGGAGAGGCATAGCGGCAGGCTTCGATAAACCGTTGCGATTAAGAGACTCAAGCATCCCTCTTACGCCGGGCTGCTCCACCATCTCTTTGCGAACAACAAACTCACCCGCGTGAACGATACCTGCGGGGTCATTTTTGCCACCTGGACCTGTGTAACCACCATCATAAAAAGGCGCTGCATTGCCTGTTAGCGCTAGATAGTCTTTACGGAGGCTAGCTAATTGCCCTTCACGGCTCTCTTTAAACGCTTGGTAACGTCCTGCATACGCAGTGAATTTCTGCGACTTAGACCAGTTCTCTATATTTTTTTCAAACTGGCCTATGTCACCCGAAATCCAACCGAAGTTTTGAAGCTGATCCGCTCGGTCCTGGTTGACGTACTTATTCCACCCCTGGTTCGTCAGCAGGTCATCAAAACGGGCAATGTGAGACTTCACGTCTGACGCTTGGCTCGTTATCTGACGCTCCTTTTGTACACGATCACGCTCAGCCTGCTCTGCCGCCTTGCGTTCACGCTCAATGCGAGCCACTTCTGCTTGGGCAACACCGAGAGCATTGATCGAATCACGCAGGCTGACGATGTTGCTGTTCAGACCGACGAATTGATCGGTAGTACGGCTCATTTCCCCTACCATCCCGGTCAGCTCTTTAAGCTGGTCGCGGGCTTGCTCGGCCAAGGGTTTGGTGTTGTCGTCAATGTTTTCGAGCTGATCGAGATCTGAGCGACCAAAGGCTACGTCGGCCAGCAGCTGCAAGCGCTTGCTGCCATTCGCAGCATTAATGACGGCCCACTCATCTTTGCTGAGATTAAGGTTGCCGCCTGTGCGCAGCGTTTTAACGATGCTATCGCTTTTAGCATCCAGCACGCGGCGCTCATCTGCTGACAAGCGGCCGTCGGCCATCGCAGTTTTTAGCGTGGTTAGAAACGTGTTGGATTTTTTCAGCGCCAGCGTTTTAACGTCGCCGTCCATATTGCGCGCTAGCACGCCATCAATAGTGGCCATGATGGCGTTGGTGTTGCTCAACGCCAGCGTTCTCACATCCGCACTAATGCCGCGTGCAAATACGGCATCCACTACCGTTGTGTAAAGATTGGTTGAGTTCAGCGCTAAACGGCGGTCGCTACCCGTGATTTTCTTACCCACCACGGTATCGACGATACTGACAAAGCGGTTATTGCTGCTCAGCGCTAAACGCCGATTATCGGCACTCAGGTTTTTACCCAGCACCAGGTCAATCATGGCTAGATAGTCGTTACCGCTATTCAGCGCCAGCGTTCGATCCGCGCGGCTCACGTCCTTATCAACGTAGTAGCCAATCAACGCTTCGTAGTGCTGGCCTGCACTCAGTGCCAAACGACGGTCGCCACCGCTAATCGGGGAATCAACAACGTACCGTACCACCGCATCAAAGCGGTTAGCGCTTTCCAGCGCCAGCGTGCGGTCAGCTTTGCCAATATTGCTACCCATCACAATATTGACGGTCGATAGATAACGGTTAGTAGACCCCAGCGCCATGGCGCGGCTACCGTCATCAATATCCCTGCCCATCACGTAATCCATGGTGGATACGTAACGGTTAGCACTTTCTAATGCCATGCGGCGCTCAGCATCCGTGAGCGTGTCGTCTGAGTAGTATTGCACTAACGCATCAAACGTTTGCCCTGAACTCAGCGCTAAGCGCCTATCACCACCCGTCAGCGGCGAATCAAGGATGTAGCGTATAGAGGCATCGAAGCGGTTCGCAGTGTCGAGCGCTAACGTTCTATCGTCACCTGTAATATCGCGGCCCAATAGAAAGTTAATGGTGCTGAGATAGCGGTTTGAAGAATTCAGCGCCATGGTGCGGCTGCCGCTATCAATCTTGCTTCCTACGATGTAATCCATCGTGCTGAGGTAACGGTTGCCGTTATCCAGCGCCAGTTTGCGATCGTCGCTGCTCACGTTTTTGCGTGTTGCGAAGTCAATCAGCGCATCGTACTCATTGAGTGACGACAGCGCTAAACGACGGTTGCCGCCCGTTAGCTCTGAGCGCACCACATAATCGATCAGGCTGGCGTAACGGTTGCTGCTATCTAATGCCAAGCGTCGGTCGTCGGGCTTTAGATTGCGCCCCAAGATCATATCGATCATCGATGTGTAGCGGTTAGACGACTCTAGCGCGAGGATGCGGCTTGCGCGGTCCAGGTCGCTTCCCAGCACAAAATCAATCACCGAGGTCATAGTGTTGCTACTGCTGAGCGCTAGCATTTTGTCGCTTGTGCTGAGCGTTGAGCCGGTGATGTAATCGACCGTCGATACCAGATTGTTGGTCGCTAGCAGTGCGAGTTGACGCAGTTCGTTATCGAGCTGGTTGTCTCCTAACAGGTAGTTAATGGTGCTATCTAGCCGATGCGCCTGCTCGCCCAATATGGTGCGCAGGTCGGCGGGCAAGCCGCTGGCATCGGCAGCAAACTCGATAAGCGTGTCGATTTTGTAGCGCGAGCTGAAAATAGCGCGCTCAATTTCAGTCGCTAGCTCGTTACTGATGGCATCGCGGAAACCGTTAACGATGAACTCGGCATCGCTGATTGCGTCTGGCAGCCCTTCAAGAGCCCCCATCACGTCATCACGAATGCGTTGCCCAGCCGCACCGCTAGCGTTGTAAGCTTCATTAGCCTGCAGCACGCGATCTGCATACTGGGTAATTGACTGCAGCGCATCACGGTCGCCGTTTTCAGCCATGACGAGTTGCCGCGCAAACTGCGCTTGAGCCTCACCCAGGTTGGTACCGGGCGAACTGCCAGTGGCTTTTTGCTGATCTACCCAGGCGCTGATAGTGCCCAGCGTGCCGGCAAACTGAGACATCTCGCTGATATAACGCTGAGCCGCCTTTGCTGACTCGATAGATGCTTGGGTGGCTGATTGCTTTGCGCTGGTTTCATCTTCCATCGCCCAGATAAAGCGCTGGGTTTCGTGTAGCAGCGGGTCGATGCTCAGCAGTTCCCGTTCACGCTGCAGCGCTAATGCCCCTGCGCTATCACCCGCCATTTCCATCAATTTGATTTGCTGGTCAAACGCTTGCTTATCAAACGCCTGAAAAGCGCGGCGCACCTGTTCTTCAGCACTAGACACGGCATCGCGGGCGGCGCTTAGCTCTGCCGCGAAGTCGCGCACGACGGTTTCGGCTTGACCGAGCATGTCCTGTAATTGGGTAAAGCCTCTGCTCAACTGCAACAGTTGAACGTAGTTGCGTCCGCCCGCGTCAGTGTTCTGGTCTTGCGCTTCTACCAGGGCACGGAATCCCGCTTCATTCTGAGGTAGGGCTAGCCCCATCGCGTTGAGTGACGCGGTTAGATCCGCTTGTAGGGCCGCTGCGCGCTCGGTATCACTGAAATAACGCTGAAAATACTGGTCTTGCAGCGACGCTAGATTTTGTACGCCGCCCGCGTATTGAGCTATGTTGCCAGCCGCGCGAAGGGCGCTGGATGACGTGACGTCGAACTGTAAGTTGAGCCGCTCAGAAGAGGCGCTCATAACACTCATAGCGCCGGATGCCACTTCGATGCGCGCGGCTAGCTGCTCAGCATCTAAACCTCCCCACGCTGAACTCACATCGTGACCAGCGGCCTCAAGCGCAACTAACGTACGGTCGATCAGCTGCGCTTTGACAAGCCGTGAAGCATTACCAGACGCAACGCTAAACCCGTTAACCGCGACTTTCATCGCGTCTAGCTCGTCATTGCTGCGCGCAGTGCTAGCAATTACGGCATCCAGGTTTTTAGACGCTTCAAATAGATTAGCGGCCCACTCCTGAGTGCCTTCACTGGTGGCTTTCTCAATGCGCTGGCGTTCTGTAAAACCGGTTTCGCCTAGCGCGGTTTCAGTGCGATAGGCCTTGATGCCGCTTCCGCTGCCGACTGCGCCGTAAAAGGGCGTATCACCGCCGCCAAACAAACCGCTAATAGCCTTGGTGATGCCCTCCGTTATGCCCAGCCCTAGCACGTTATCAGCGAGCAAGCCGCCCGCTAGCCACGGCATCGCCGCACTTGCTGCGCCCATAAAGCCGCCACCAGCACTAGCGGCGCCAGATACAGCGCTGCCCAGTGCACCGCCATAGCCTGTTGAGGTGGCAGAACCTAACGCCCCTGTATAACCAGCAGCAGTGGATGCCGCACCACCGCCAAACAGCCCACTAACAGCATTCCAGCCGTTTTTGAGCGAGCCGATAGAGCCAAGATTGAAGCCGCCCCCTGCTTGACCGCCAACGCTAGGCATGCCCAGCGCACCGCCCATTTGCTGCGTAAACTGCACAACAATGGGTTTGAGCGTGGCTTGATAGGCCAGCTCGCCCAGTAGGCGCTTAAAGCCGTCTAGCAGCTGATCAGTAAAATCATCGAACGAATCAAAAGCGCCGGTGAACGCATCAGCAAACGTTTCATCAATGCGATTGCTAGCCTCTTCCCACGCGCGCGCCATCTCCTGTGCAGCGGGGTCAGATTCTAACGCCAGCTGTTGCATTTCTTCGCGAATGCCGCCGATCATGCGGCCATACTGCTCGCCGTCAATCTCGCCCGCGCGGTAGCGTTGGTTAATCTGCTCTAACGCGGTTTGTAGCTGCTTGGCTTTTTGATTGTGGCGGTCGTAAGTGCTTGCCAGCGTTTCAGTTTGTTTTTCGTACTCCTCGGCACCGGTGGCCGCGCGCTGGTACTGCTCCGCTGCCCAGCGCATGGACTCGCCATATTCATCCTGAGTAATGGTGTTGTCTGATAGCGCTTGATCCAAAACGCCAATGCGCTCGATATACGTTGCATGCTCGGCTAGCAGCGGATCCATTTCGTGCTGCAGCGAGCGTAGCGCATTAGCCTGCTGTTTCGCTGATTGCTCAGCGGCACGGGCTTGCTGTTGATATGCTCGCTCGGCTTCGCTGGCGGCCTGACGAGCAGCATTGGCCGCTTCTTTCTGTAGCTCTTTTTGGCGCTCTACTTGGTCTTCCTGTAGCGCCAGACCAACGGTAATCGCTCGCCGAATGGGATCAGTTACGCCCATTGAATCTAGCTCACGATTGGCAGCACCTACCGCCGACGGGTCGCGGCTGGCCGCAAGACTATCGCGCAGCTGATCGTTGTATTTTTCCCAGGCGGCTATTGTCTGGGCATCCGGCGCATTATCGCGGAGGCTGCTGCCCGCTCTGCCCGCGCCTCGCTCAATCTCATCAAGCCACTGGTCGAGCGTTTGGAACGTTACAACTAAATCATCAGTAGCAGGGGTTACATTGCCGCGCACTTCATCTGCTGTTGCACGCATTGCATCGGCTTGATTTCGCCAAGACTGGGCGTTGGTTTCAAGCGCCGCCGTTGAAATTCCGATAGGTTCGATCATGCCAGCGGCTAGATCGTCCGCCATTGATCGCAGGCGGGCAACTTGCTCGCCGAACAGGTTCGTCATACCAAACGGCATAGCGCCAGCTGATTCAAACGCACTGGCTGCGCGATTGATCCAGTTGGCAAAGCCTTGGTCTAACGCATTCAGGGCGTACTGAATCGGGATCAGACCCAGGTTGATAACGTCAGCACTGCTGCCGACAATACCCGCAAACGATTCAACAGCGCTGGCCTTTAAGTCGATAAAGGATGCATCAATCTCGATCAGCTCGCCGCGCATGCCACGGAAGCCGCCTACGAGTTCAGCCCCCATACTGCCGAACTCTGAAATAAATGAATCGCCTAGGCTTTCAATCGTGCCGATGGTGCCCTGCATCTTGTCGTCGGTGAGGCCAAGCTCCTCGCGGAAGTAATATAGCCCCGCGCCAGCTATTAGAGCAGCACCGGCAGGGCCACCGATGAGCGCAAGAGCGCTAGCCCCTGTTCTGGTTGCAGCGGCCATTCCTTGGGCTGCTACTGTTCCTCGCGCCATAGCGGCGCTGTTGGCATTAACCGCTGCGGTGTGCGCGGCCTCTGCTGCTATGGCTCGCTGGTTGGCAGCGGCCATTTGGGTAATGGCTTTGGTGCGTAGTGTGGTGTTGCCGGTAGCGGCCGCAATTGCATGGCCATTGGCAAGCGCTCTTGATGCTGCGGCTTGATCTGCTTGAGCCACACGTAGTGTTTCAGCAGCCTTTGTGCGGGCTGCGGCTGTGGCCGTGGCGTGAGCTTTTGCCTGGGCAACAGCTGCCGCCGCGTCACTTATCATCCCCTGGGTAGACTTCGTTAGCGCTCCAGCAAGGCGCCCACCCATCACAACGGCAAACATCGTCGCCGCATCTGCAGCGGTTTCAAGAATGGCGTCAGCTCCACCCACCTGCTGGATAAAGGCGCTAGTTGTCTGCAAGCCCGCCGTCATCGACGGCACCAACTCTCCCGCTATCGTCTGGCTGAGTCCTTGCGCCGCAAACTTGAGCCTATCCACCTCGTCGTTATAGGTGGCCATAGCGTTGGCTGTGTCCTGGGAGATCGTTAAACCCAGCGCATCCGCTTCCGCCCGCATGGCGGCGATGGCATCAGTGCCCTGGTTAACGATTTGCACCAGCTTAACGCCTTCGCTATCCCACAGCTTTTGCGCCAGCGCTACCCGTTCGCTGCTGCTTTCCACGTTCTGCATGGCAGTGGCAATACGTTCAAACTGCTCTTCCGGTGCTAACTGGTTGAGATCTTTCGCGCTAAGCCCGAGACGATCTAACGCTTTTGACGCAACGCCCGTGCCTGCGGCTGCCTCCGCTATACGGCGGGTTTGTCGCTGCCATGCCGTTGTTAGCTGCCCAAACTCAACGCCGGAAAGCTTGGCCACATAGCTGTACTGGCTAAGGGCTTCGGTACTGGCCCCAATGCGCAGGTTAGTTTTTTGTAATTGGTCCCCCCAATCTATTTGATTTTGGAGGGTATTGGCCGCAAACATGCCTGCAATCGCGCCCGCAATCGGCGCCGCTGCGCGCTTGAGAATGGTTAGCCCTTGGCTTGTGGCGTTAACATCCTGATTAAACTGACGGCTACGGCGAGAGCCCTGCTCGAACCCTTGGTTTAACTTACCCAATTCGTTATCCGTTGCCTTTATGGCGCGAATACCGCCACTAGCATCGCCAGTAATGATCAAGCCGGTTTTGTATTGCTTAGCCATGGTTGGCACGCCTCAAATTACGGACACAAAAAAGCCCGCACGCGGCGGGCTGGTAGATTGTTTGATTCTTAGATCATGGTCTGTACGTTTTACTGCACATATACCCCATAACCGTCACCGCCTGAGAAATGCTCTCGGGTGGAAATTGATAGGTATAGCCTTCAATGGCTTTATAAGCAGCGGCCTGCAGCCCTGGGGCTTCTATGTTAGCGGCCCACTGCAACAAGCTTTCTTCTGATTCGCCGTTTCTCACTCGATCCCTGACTTCTATCGCCATTTCGGTTAGCTTTTGGCGGTCACGGCATTCGCTAATCGTTTGGCCGAAAGCCAAAGAAGGCAAGAAAGCGAGACACAAGGCCGCTATTAGTTTTCTCTTCATTTTTGCTCTCCGCTTTAGTATCTATGACTTTCTCTTGTGGCGCTTCTTCTTCAGTCTCATTTAAAACGCTAAAATCACCTAACAAGATAAACGCTTGCCTTAGATCATCCGCTCTCGCGTGTTCATTCGGGTTAAGCAGCTCACCTGTAACGGGGCTGACGATCTCGCCCACCATGCGGTCCACCATAAACATTTTCATGCCCATGCTCTCTAGGCACATCCCTTTAAGGAAGATCCTGCCACCTTTGGACGATACTCGCTCTATTTGAACATGCCGCTCTTTGGGCTTTTGGTCTCTCTCGCCTTGGTACTTAAATCGCACCTCAACAGGCTTTTCAAAATCGCTTGAAGCCCATGCAGGCTCGCCCTTCGAAGGGCTTTGGGCATTGACTGGGGGCGCTGGCTTTTCTGGTTTAGGTGTGTCAGTCGGCTTAATTGGCAGCGGTGTAATTTCAACCTTTAGACTTGGAGTTGATTTGCCGTACCCCGTCCATTCATCGTCGTCATACGAACTATGACTGCTTACTTTTTCTGGCTGTTTTATCTCTTTGATCGCCGCCGCACCAGGTGCACCGCCGTTACTCTTTACTATGTCCGCTAGCCAAGGCCATTCATAAGCAGGCCATTCCCTCATTAGCTCTTGCCATGCGTTGTATTGGTAGTAATAAGGGTGGCCTTGGATGGCGACAGCTAACTCAGAAACCATCCCAGAAACAACTGTTTTTAAGGCGGGCAGTAGTTTTTCGCTTGGTACGAACTCATAGCCGGGTGGCAACTTTTCAGGATGCTCAACTGCAAAGGCGGCTAAGTCTTTCGCTAGTTCCGCCTTTCTGCCTTTTGGCTCTAGCCCATTTTCTGCCATCAATGCTTTTAGCTCTGTGACCTTATGGCTATGAAAAAGCAGGGACTCCCATTCCTCCTGATTACTGGGAAGGCAACGCTTAATAAGATCCGCTTTTAATGCCTGGTGTGTCTGAGCTTCAGACAACGGCAACGGAATAGAGTCGATACCTGGCTGCATATCTAGCAGCTCTTCTAACGCAGAAAATTGGCCTTTGAAACAGTAAAGCTCACGAAGCACCGCCTTTGGCGCTCGGTTAAACGCGCTTTCTACCGGTTCGACCTCAAGCTCATAGGTGTATTCATCGTTAAAAAACTTCTCAAAATGTTGCTTGGCCTTTTCCATGGGCAAACCTTTCAGATCTGCCCGCATATCCTGAAGGTCTGTTTCATCTTTAACCTTGATAGGCCCCTTGGTTATCGATAGCCTTTTGGGCTTAAAACACCCCGCTTCATCCTCATAGAGTGACCAATCCATCCCCTTCCCCTTTTTATAGTTCCCTCAAGAAACCATAAACGAGCAGCAGAATGTTTTCTAATTTTTATTACCACCCACGGGCTATGCCTGGGCAGCATTGGCCCAGTCATTTAACGGCCCGCGTGGCGGGCCTTGTTCGGCTTAGGGGTTACTGTTCGTGCGGCTCGTAAACGCTAATGGCTCGCTGATCTGCCTGGGGAGCCCACTGGTTAAATTCATGCACGGCTATCATCAGTTCGCGGTTAATGCGCTCAAGCTCTTTCCACTCGGTAAAGGTCGCATCGGTGTCCAGTTGATACACCACGCCAGGGATGCTCTCTCCCAAGCTTGTGAGCTGGCGGCTCAATTGCTGGCAAATAACGCTACGCTGTTTTTTAAGCGATTCGACTTGCTCGCTTAGCACTTGGCAGCGACCGATTGCTTCATAGTTGGTTGGCATGTTGATTCCTTTTCGTTACCGCGCCAGCGCGCTTTGCATACAGCCGGTGGTTTTGGCGAGCGAGGCGACGAAGCTTTCTAGGTGCGCCAGCTTTTCCTGGGCTCCGCGCTTGTTAATGCCGTTCATAGAGCAGAGGTGCGTAAGCGCTTTCAGCTCTTCCTGCACATTGGTGATGCTGTTCACTCGAATGGTGGCACCAGTGCGGGAAGCTTCGGCCAGCTGCTTTAGCAGGCGGCGAATGTCCGAGTGATACTCCGCATCCATACCTACTAGTTGATGCTCTTGCCAATCTTGCCACTTCCTCGCTAGCGGGTAGTCGATGGTTACCGCAGCAGGTGCGGGTAGCGTTTGCTTGCCTAGGTAGTCGCCTTCTAGCGCCATGCGGTGAACGTACTCGACCGCTTCCGGCAGTTGCTCGAGGGTTAGCTCGTCGATGTGCTCGACGTTGAAGCGATGATGCACCAGGGAATAGGCCGCGCTGTGCATTAAGCCGCGCTTCGTCGTCAACATGGTGACCGCTGCGCGAAGGCCTGAGCGTTCGTCGGGTGTGACGGTGCGCGGGTTTACCGCTTGGCCTTTGTGCCAGTAATCGCTGAGAACGTCGAAGCACTCTGACTGGTACTCCACCAGCTTATCGCGCAATTCAGGTTTAACTCGCGTGGTATCTACCCCGAACAACCAGCCATTTAACTTGCTGAGAGGCAGCGTAAGCAGCTTACGGCGCTGACGCTCCCCAGGTAGCTGCGTCGTCATCATGACGACGCAGGTTGAGAGAACTGGATGGCGCTGCATGCGGTTGTACTGTGACCGCCAGTTAAGGCCGATGGCATCGCAAATAGGTTTCACGGCTACGCGAACAATCCCTGCAACGTTGAACGTGGGGATAATTGAGCCATGGAAGTTGATAGAAATAGGTGAAGCGGTGATAGCTGTCATGATGTGACTCCTTTTGCTTGGCAAAGAGTCCGCCATCAATCTCTCACAAATGGTGGCGAACCGTACGCGGGGTGAGAGACCGGAGCAAAAGGAAACCCGGCACACCCGAAGGTGTCCCACGCACGGCCCGCCATAACGGGCACAAAAAAAGCGCCTTTGGGCGCTGTGCGCCTTTTGCTTGATCGGGCTCTCACCCCCGAATAGCCACTGATTTTGCAGCGGCAAGGGAATGGTGGCCCAACTCGGCGCAGGCGTCAAGCTACGGTATATAGGATACCCGTTTTTATGGCGGTTACATCCCGCCCGATTGGCCTGTTTGCATTTACAGTGCATGCCTTGCTTCTCCTATTTTGAGTGCCGCGTCGTGCGGCAGGAGAAGATTCGCATGTCCGTGGCAGACCGCCCGGGTCGCTAGCGTGCCCTTAAGGGCACGCTCGGTGACTATTGCTAAATTAATTTCCTAAGTATAAATGCACCGCATGCGGTGCAGCAGGCACAAAAAACCCCGCGGTGGCGGGGTTATTTAGAGCCTGACCTGAAGTAATTAAATATTCGATCAAGCGCAACTAAAATAACGTTATCGTCATACTGGTCTTCTCTATCCAACTCCCTAGCCGAACTTCCCGCAATAAAGTGCTTTGTAAAACGAGCAAGAGCAATAAAGACGAACAAGGTGAATAAAGATAGAGAAAAGACAGGGAGAGCGGGCAACATCATTGCCGAGGCACTCACACCTTTCATACCCTGCTTAGCTAGTATTGGCCCGATATTTGCGTACATATCAAATAAAGACCATACCAAGCAAAGCAATGAAATTAGTGTGGTTAAGCAAGCAACTCCGCTTATGACGATAAACCAAATACCTAATCGCTGGGATATACGCCGCCTCTCCAACAACTCATCAACATCACTGGGTTTATTCGCTTTACCGCCACCCTCACCTGACTCTGGATCATTTTCATCAGGCTCAACAACTTCAGACAGCTTTCCAGTTACTGAATCAAAGCGTAAACCTGTCCGAAACGCTTTAGGCTTCTCATCAGACATTAAATAATCCCAAGAGCTTTCAGGCGGTTCTTCATAGCGCTTGGCGACACACGAAATTTCATTGCAAGCGCATCCAGCGCTGTAATACGTTTTGAGAGATCGCGTACAAGATCCTCGGGCATCAGCAATTCGGCTGCAAATGTATTAGCAGCAATTTCGTCAAGATCGCCTCTGGCGTTGAAGTTACTATCACGCTTTGGCTTTTTACCTTCTATAACATGACCCAATACCACGTGCCCAAACTCATGAGCCATGGTAAAACGCTGACGGTCAGGGCGCTCGTGAATGTTGTATACGCACCAGAATGGCTGACCAACATCTTCTTCGCGAAACTCTGCAAAGCCACTATCACCATTTAGATCTTCATCACTCCAACCTTTCATCAGAATATTGTGCTCTGACTCTTGCCCGTCCCGATGAAGTATCATTTTCGTTTGTACAGAAATGCGTTCGGGGCACACAGGCAGCCGGCCGTCCCACGCGCCTTTTAGCGTGATTCGAGCCTGCTCAATAGCATTTGATTTTACGTGCATAGCACTGCCCTCCTGCAAATTCCATTGCTCAAAAATGAGCGATGGCAAGCTTAAATGCAAGTTTTGTTATTAGCAACACTATTACGTTTTTGACCTATTCCTTGCTTACATTATCCAGCCGATAGCAGCAACTAGTGCCGCCAAACCTAACAAAGTGGCCGCTATATTCGCGGCTACTGACAGAAGCAATCCAGCTCGATCTGCACCTTTCTCAGACATGCGACCTCCTACGCGCAGTCGCGTTTTTCCGCCACTGCGCCTATAATTAGCCATACATCGTCTCCATGCTGTTTCATGGGGAATTGATCAGAACCCTCGCCGAGTTGCCCCTCGAGCGGGGGTTTGTTTTTTCTCTATCTTAGCGGGATGAGCAAAGCCACCCCATAAACCAGATTCATTGCCTGCAGCACTTTAGCCAACCCATCGCCCGCGTTGGGTATAAAGCACTTTAGGAATAGTCATTTAACCTACAGCCGCATTTACCTTTGAGCAGATTAAACCTTGTAAAAATCACCTTTGCTACGCCACAAACGCCCCATCCCCATATCCAGCGGGCAGGCCTTGCACGTTCATTAGCTCTTGCACGTTAATACGCTGTTGGTGCACTAACTGGTATTGCTGCTCTACACATTGTTCGATGTAGTGCGTTACTTGCTGTCGCTCTTCGGCTTCTTGCTCGGCTAGGTTGCTTTGCTCACTAAGTACGGCGAGCGCGCCCGCTTCGATGTGCTGAATTTGGTCTAGCAGCCTCTCTTGCTCATCGTAATCCAACCGCGCGTATTTGGGGTGACCATACAGCGCGGTGTAATCGATACCCTGGTGGTGGGCGCCGCTCATGCCTGCAATCACACGCCACTGGGTGCGCATGGCGAGAAACAGTTCTAGCGCTGGCCAGTGTTCTTCCCACACCTCGTAACTTTCCGGTGTAACTGCGCGGGACTTTTTGCGTTTAATCCCCCAGGCTTTGGCGTCGTCTTCGGTGTGGTCTTTGATCGACCGAGCGCCTGCCCACCACTGGCCAGCGCCGCTTAGTTTTTTGCAGCGGCCTGACTGCGGCCTTCCTGTGCTGCGAACCAGCTGAGCACTAGCGGTCGGCGAATGTAGGTGGCTTGCATAAGCTGCTCTACCAGCGCTTTGTCAAACGCTACGTCGTTGCCGTTTTCGTCTTTGATGCCGGTCACGTTTTCGAGGTCGTCTAACAGCTCTTCGTCGTTTTTCTTGCCTTCCTGTTGGGCTTCGACCGTTGCGCGGTAGGTGTCCCAGTCGTGCAGTTTCCAGGTCGCCTGAATGGTGCTGGCCTTTTCTTCGCCCGGCACTTGAACAGGCACATCTACGGTGGTGGTAGGGATCTTTTTCAACACTAATGACATGGTGGTTTCCTTTAACGGTGAGACGTGCAAACAAACACGCCGCCCAGTGGGCGGCATGGTGTGGCTGGATTGCTGGATTAGGTGAATACGTACTTCACGTCGTCGTCGTTACTGCCCGTAGGCTGGTAACGCAGCTCCATGCCGTAATGCATGATGCCCTGGTTATCACTGGGGGAAATGTTGGCCGCCTGCACCTGCAGGCCTTGAACTTTGATGATGTTGCCTGGAACGGTGTTATGCGTCAGCGTAACTTCACCAAGCGTTACCGTTTGATGGCTTTCCACTTTCTCGAACACATTGAAGTCAGCCAGCGCCGGGGCTTCGATGGTGATGTTGCCCGTTACACGGCGGTCTGTGCTATGCACCCCCTCATAGCCTGGTAGGTTTCGGTACTCAATCTGATTGCCTACATTTTGGCTAAACGACTGCATGCGAGCTTCAAAATTAAACATGCTGAACGTGGTGTTCTGCTTATTAATTGGCACTTCACCTGCAACAGTGCTTTCTTCGCCTTGTACGCTGGGGGCATTTTCAGGGCGACTGTAAAGGCCGGTGAGGTTGAATTGCCAATACGGCAGGCTTTGGGCATCCGCGCCGATTTCATAGGTGCCGCGCGCGCCGCGAATTTCCTGCACTTGGCCATCTTCGTACCACCAGATCGTGACGCTATCCATGTTCTGTGAGACGGGTTCGTAGGTAACGCTTTCGCTGCCTTCGGTGGCGTCGATAGTTTCTGAGAGCGCACAGGCACGCAGTAACGGGGAGTACGCGGGCGGCTCGCCGACGGTGCCGGAACCGGAAAACGGCACGCGGATTTGACGCTCGACGTTGGGGCCGGTGTTGATTTGCTCGAATCCACCGAAACCATAGCGCATGCGCTCACGCTCGACGGTGTTGCCTGCGTAGGGGTTGCCTGCGTCCAGCATCACCACTTCAAGAATCGTGGCGGTAGCGGGATCGGGAGCTACGCCGTACTGGGTTTCTACTGCCACCACGGCTAGGCGGCGGCGCCATTGCTTACTCATCGCTCGTTACCTCTTGCTTGGCCGCTGCCTTAGCGGGCTTGGGTGCGGCGGTGTCGGTTTTCACCGACGCTGCTGCGGGTTTGGTGTCTGCCGCCTTGGCGGGCTTTGCGGGCGTGGGCTTGGTGTTGTGCACTAGCTCGCGCTTGCCGTTACGTACGACGTAGCGGCCTCCTGCATTGGGCATGGGGGTTTCCTCCAGGCATAAAAAAACCCGCACGCGGCGGGGTTTGTGGGGGTGATGTGAATCGTTAGGGCTAGTTACGCAGCCAGGTGTCGGTCGTCCAGAACTCGCGCCACCAGATCAATTCGCCACGTATGTCATTAGTTTGCCCGCCGCGGTACTGCATGGGGTTGTGCTGGGGGCTAAAGCCGTGGCCCATCAGCGCTTCACGCAGCGCTTGGCGCTGGGCGCGAAAATCAGCGCGTTTGCACACTAGCCAAATGCCGTAGGTCAGCCGTAATTCCTGCACCGGGCGCGTGGTTTGGGCATCACCCTTGGCGCCATCCTCAGCTAAATAGGCCAGCGCGGCGGGGGTTTGGGCATCAAAGTTGTCAATAGGCTCGGCAAACCACGCTTCGTCTACTGTTGCCATTCCTGGGCATTGGTCACGCAAATGGGTTAATAGGTCGTCGATAACGTCCGGGTCGTTCATGCCAGCCCTGCCTTTTTGTTGAGGATGTAGTTCAGCCGGTCGTTAAACTGCTGCGGCAGGTCTTTACGCACCAGGTCTTGCGCCGCTTCAATCACTTGCGGGTTGTCCACCATTTCGGGAATGGATGGGCCAAAGCGCATTATGGGCTGGCTTTTAGTATCCCCTTTATCTTTACGCCGCAGGATATGGCCCTTAGCCAACCAGCCGCCCTGAACCAGCTGACGCCCTTTGTCTTTGCGGACCCTTACGCTGACACCCCGGCGGCGGGCCATACTGCCCTTGCGGGGGCCGCTTTGAACGCGGCGCTTAGGATTCACAGACACCCAGCGCTCCGTGGGTTTGAACTGAACCAGCGGCAAACGGCGGCCCGTGTAGAGAATCGCGCGGTCGATGTCGCGGCGGTAGCGCTCGATACGCAGGCGCTTACGAATGTCACCAGCGCTTACGGTGTAACGCTGCCGTGTCTCTTTACTGATCTCTGTGGCCGCCTTGCGAGCCGTGGCATTCACTGCCCATCTCAGCGCTTTTTCTACGTCTTTCGGGTCGAACTGCTTTTTCAATTCCTGCAGGTCGCGCACATCAAACTGTACGTTGGGCATTGCACCCCCTTGGTGTTATGACACCCAAAGACGACGCCAATAGCCGTCGTCTTCTAGCACCTCCTGCACCCGCCATGTGCGGCCCGGCAGCGCGACGGTATCGCCCTGCCCTGAACTCGGCACCCGCTCAACCGGCACCAAGATCGTCGCCACGCGCATGGCCACTTGATCTTGGTCGTACACTTCGTGGCTTAAATCCAGCTGGTACGGGATCTCAACCAAGGCTGCACCGCCCTTTGTCTGGTAAACGCAAAGGCCATCGGTGAGGTGGTTAACAACCGCCTCATTGAGGCGGTTTAGGTGGTCGCCGAAGTTCATGTTTAGCTGGCCGTGTTAGCAAACAGCTTGATGTTGACCTTCGGCCGCGTGCACAGGTGGGCAGGATTGGATTGCGCTTCCAGCTCTACCCCCTTGTTATGATCCAGTATTTTGGAAGAGCTGTAGAACGGAAGCCCCAGGGTGTTAACAGTATCCATGTAGTCACCCGGCGCAAAGCGGGTGATAAACAGATCCATCACGCCTTCCGGTGACGCGTAGGCCTCACTGTCTGCGATCTTGATCTTGCCGCCACCGCGATAACGCTCCCAAAAAATGCCGCCGAACATGAAGGCATCGCGCGGGTCCGCGCGCAGGCGGGCACCGGACTCCCAGCGTTCGTAAGCCTCTTTCACCAGCTTGTGGCCAATGAGCTTGCGCCAGAAGGTTTTGCCACAACGCACGGTAATGCCGGTGTAGCTCAATCCGCCTAGGGCTTCTTCCGTTTTTTCGTGAATGTCCAAGCAGAGGCCTTGAACATCTGTGGTGGCGGTGTCCAGCTTCATCTCAACCGTTTGCTGGGTCATGTCGAAGGCGCTGAATAGGTCATAAATGACGCTGGTGCCGTCTGAGTCCAGCACTTTGCCCATGATGGCGCCCAAGCGGTGGTATTCGTGGGTCATATCGATTCGACCCGCCATCTTGGCTAGGCGCTGGTTAACCTTGGTTTGCACCGCTTCCATGGTGTCTTCGCTGTTAAAGGCGCGAACGTTTTGCACCTCATCTGCTAGCACAGTGGCGGTAGTAGGCAGGTGAGCGGCCGTGAAGGTGACGCCTGTGCGCTTACTGCCACCAACTGGAGTGCCGGGGGCACCACGCGGTTTGGCTTCCACCAAGCCTAAGGTATCGCCGTCTTTCTCGATTACCATGTGGGTAGAGCTAATACCCTGGCCTTCGAACAAGCCGGCATCGCCGATCTGACTGGGCACGTACTGCACTTCATTTATGGCTGCGGTAAGGCTGGCCATGGTGAAGATGTCAGATTCAAAGATGTTCATAAATCGTTTCCTTTCGCTAAGAAGGTGTGCCGGCTAGCGGCGGCGGGGTTATCCAACATCAGGCGCGGACGATAATGCCGCGGGCGACTAGGCCGTTAGTGCCTGCCTCGATTTGAGCCTCAGAGGCTGCCGCTGGCCATGTCAGGGCTTCGCCGTGCACTTCGCAGGCGCGTACATGCACCACGCACGGCTGCTTGGTATCAGTGGCATCAGTGGCGGCATAAAGCACTGCTTTGGGGGCCTCGGTGCCGTCAGTGGCGGCTAGATCAACGGCCACGTATTCGGCATCGCCGTTTAGCGCTAGCACGGCGCCAGCGGGCAACTTGCCAGCCGCTAACACGCCTTCTTCACGCGAGCGTGCGCCGTTGGCTTCGGAAAGCACGTGTTCGCCGGTGTGGCGGGACTCAACAAACTTCTTGGTCGCCATGTCAGTCTCCTGGTTGGCTAGGTATCGACGCGGCTACGCGCGCGCCTTGCGGTTGTAGCGGTCATAGATCTTGGTGTGATCAATGCCCGCCTTGTGCCCGCCTTCGGGCGAGTGGCTGTTGTGGATGGTGAAGCGGTTTCCGTGGGCGGCGGCTACGTCGTAGATGTATTCGCTGGCTTGTTTGTCATTCATACCGTTGGCAATCAGCTTTTCCATAAGCTGCGCTTGGCCAGTGGTCTGACAGGCTTTGACGATGGCGGTAATGCGGGTGCGTTCGGATGCGACGGCTTGCGTCATCAGTGAGTCAGCCACACTGGCTGCGTTTTCCTGAACCCATTCAGCCGTAATAGCGAGGCTTTCAAGCGTTGCGGGTTGCTGCTGGCGTAACGCGATAATTTGATCACCCAAGTCAGCCGCTTGTGCTTCGGCCTCTTCGGGCGTCATATCGAACGCCAGCGCCAGCGCATCAGCGGCGGTCATCGTTTCATTACCGGCGCCCGCCAGCTTGGCTTTCAGCGTGGCAATTTCGCCCGCTTGCTCCAGCTGTTTCATGAATAGCTTGGGATCAGCACAGGCCACGGCTTTTAGCTGTGCGTCTGCCTCAGTGGCAAAGCCCCATTCAATGGCTTCGTCTGACCCTAAGAAGGTGTCGCCTTGATCCAGTAACGCGGCAATCGCGTCTTTGTCTTTGCCCGTGGTGGCGGCATAAATGTCCACCATGGCGGCATCGATGGTTTTGAGGTTCTTGGCTGTCTCTTCCATTTCCTGGGCATTGTAGAAACCCAGCATTAAGCCGCTTGCGCGGTGGGTCATCATGGTAGAGCCGATGGCCATCGAGCGTGTGTCCCCGGCCATCATGATGATGGTGGCGATGCTCGCGGCAGTGCCGGTCACGCGGGTATGCACCTTGGCGGTGTGGTTGCGCAGATAGTTGTAAATGCGCACGCCACTGGCGACGTCACCACCCGGGCTGTTGATCTCTAGGGTGATTTCATCCAGTTCGCCTAACCCATCGACGGCGGCGATAAACTCGCGGGCTGGTTGTTCACCGGTGAAATCACTGATCCAGTCGGGCGCCCAGTCGCTGCCGATAGGCTTGTCAATCGATACAATGGCTTTGCGCGGGTTATCCGCCATGGCCTGTGCTTTGAACCATTTCATGGCAATTACCTTTTAGATGGTTGGCTGTGCCACGGCGCGCACTAGCGCCATGATTCCGGTTTGAATGTCTGTCTTGCCGATAGCAGCCCACCGCAGCGGCTCAGCGTTTTCAAAACGCCGTAGCTCTTCACACTCAGGACGCATATGCATGGAGGCCTTTACTGCAGCGGCCTTGGCTTTTAAATCTTCCTTCAGTCGAGCATCAAGCTCAGACTGAAGCTCAAGCAGTTCAGCACCTTTCGCCTTAATGCGATTCATGAGGTCGATTTCTTCTTGGCTCAGGCTGCGATAACCACTGATCTTGGTGTGCTGGTCATTCATGTGGGGTCCTCTTCTTCGGTGGCGGCCAGGGCTTCGAGCGCCTTCTGTAGCCCGCCGTTTTTGGCTGTAATGCGTGGGTCAGAATCCAGCACCAGGCGGTACTTGTCGGCGCTGGCGTTGCCCTTGGCGATTTCGGCATCAAGAAGATCCAGCGACCAGCCGCGCTCGCCGGCCTTTTCGCTGCGTGGGGCTAGGCCGCCACGCACTTCGAGCAGATCGGCGGTGACTTCTTTCAGCGGGTCTACCCAGCTCCACTTCGGTGCGATCCAGTCAATGGCGAGTAGCTGGTCGCGCTGCTGCCAGTAGTTGGCGATTTGTAAGCGCCCGCTAGTGACGGCAACGTCTAGCCATTTGGCAGCAATGCGACGGCACCACTGATGAACGATCAGGTGAGCTTGCAGGGCTTCGGCGCGGCGGCGGAACTCTAAAAGGCCGGCGCGAATTGAGCTGTAGTTAACGCCTTTGAGGTCGCCGGTCATCTGTTCGTAGGTAATGCCTGCGCCGGCGGCCACCGCTAATAGCTCGGTACGTAGCCACTCGGTGTATTGGCTTTGAATGTCGGGCGGCGTGGAGAACGTAACTTCTTCATCATCTTCTAAATAGTGAATGCCGCCTGGGGTAAACTCGGTGAGGCCTTCATCTTCACCCGGCATGGTGACGTGGGTGCCGAAAAACGGGCCGTCATCTTCTGGGTCGTGGTCGGTTTTTCGCTTAACGAATGCACCAAACAGTTGCGCCAACTTTTGCCGCGCTAATGTGGCGTCCTGCATTTCGTCAATTTCATACAGCCGCACAATCACACTGGTTAGCTCTGGCACACCGCGTAACTGCCCAGGGCGCGTGCGTCGGTACATGTGAATGACGTTATCTGCTGGTACCGGTACGCGCTCGTTGTAGGCGGCGGTGAGCTGTTCATGTGGGTGATAGCGCCACAGGTGGTAGGCGGTACGCTGTCCAATGCCGTCAAACTCAATCCCCATGCGAATCACACGGGCACCAAAAGCACGGCTAAACGTGGGGTCTAGGTGTTCGGCTTCGATCACCTGTAGCTGCATGGGTACGCTGAGGCCGTCTGTTGCTCGGCGGTACCGAATACGACCTAGCGCTTCACCCGCTTCAAACTGGGAACCTAGCGCCAGCGCCTGCAGGCCGTAGAAGTTATCAACGCCATCGGCATCGCACTCTTCTACCCAGCGATCCCACAGCGCTTGGGTGGCTGGGTCTCCCCATTGGGGCTTGATGCCAGTGCCCACTAGGTTGGAAACGTACTTTTCCTTAGCACTGGCCGCATAGGCGTTGTTGCGAATGGCGTTGTGGCTGCGCGCCTGCAGAATAGGCAGGCTGCGCTCTATCGGTGTGTTTGGGCCGGTGACCGTATTGCCTTTTCCTGCCATACGCCGCTTGGTGCTTGCTCCCTCGTACTGCGCGTTTACGGGCACTAAGTGGCCGCCGCGCATCGTCATGCGGATGCGCGGTTTGGTGAATGCAGTCATATCAGAGGCCCTTCGAGGTCATCACGCTTCTGGTGCGGGTGCGGCGTTTGTTGGCAGGTATCAGACTGGCGGCAATCGTGCGCTCTAAATCACGGAGCTTGTCGATGTCGGTTTGGGCAAACTGTACGGTGCGGCCGTTGTGGGTTACGGAAACAACACGTTTACCCAACCCGAGGTCTACAATGGCCTGTCGCACCTCGGTCAGCTGTTCGGGCGTATAGGCCATGGGTGCTCCTAAAGCTTGGGTTTCACGACACGTGCGCGTCGTTTACGGGGCTGTTTTGCGTTAGCCGCCTCTATAGCCTGTGCTTGCGGTGCGGCGCTGTCGGGCTGAATCACCAGCATGTTGGTATCCCAGCTTTCGGCCCATGCGGGCGGCTGTTCCCAGTTGATCTTTTCCACTTTGAGGAGGATAAGCAGGGCTAGGTTGTATACACACAGGTCAAACGCTTCGTTGGCTTTTTTGCCGGGCTTCGACCACTTGCCTGTTTTGGGGTCGCGCACTTCGTAGGTCAGCTCGTCATGCCACCAGCGACCAAGCCATGCCGGTGTGTGCAGGTAGCCCATGCCAGGGTTATTACGGTCTAGCATTGAGGCAACGGCATCTTTCAGTAAGTCGGTGCCTAGCAGGTATAGCGGTACATCGCCTTTCGCTGAGCTTTTGCGGCTTTTGCGGCCGGTGTTGTCGGGCCATGTTTTGCGCACGCGGTTGGGGGTTTTACTGCTTGCCCCTTTCAACAGGTAAACGCGGTTCTGAACGCCCGCCTTCGCTAAACGGCGGTACCATTCATAGGCTTGGTTAGTAACAGACTCAACGCCTTCGCCCTCTCCACCGGTATCAACACCCACCGCTAGAATCGGCATTCTTCGGCCTGAGCCATCCGCTAGTTTGTAGGTGCGGTGAATCACGTCGCGGGTAATGAGATCCCAGTCTTCGGGGTGACTGGCGGGGTTGATTGCCCGTGGCTCTTGGTCGTTTTCTGGGCCGCGATCGTCTTTTATATTGAAGCGATCAACCACCCACGTTTCTCGGTGCGGGCCGTTGCCATGCACCTGCACCACAAAACGGCGATCTTTGCCGCCCTGCACGTCAATGGTCGCGGTTAGGAACCTGACGCCATGGGGCACCGTACGTTTAATGGTGTCTTCTGCTCTATCCAATAGCCGTTGACTGCTGCGCTGGGTAGTCTTACGCCTGAACAGGTACGGCCTGCCCCAGTCGGTGTTGATAACGGTTTTTAGCGTTTCTTGGCTATCTGTTTGGGCATAGGTTTCTTCTGCTCGCGCCAGCTTCTCTGCCAGGCTTGCCCAGCTCTGAAACGCGGCACTAGGCCCTTCCATCCAAAACGAAGCGATGCGGGTTTGTCGACGGGTCCCTATTAGTTCGCCGCTGGTGGTTAGCTCCATGCCTTCAGGCAGCCATCGGCCTGTCAGGTTAAGCGCTCGCTTTTGCGAAGGCTCCACTAGCGTGCCGCAATGCGGGCAAAACGCTTGGCGCGCTTCCAGGTTGAAGTTGTCCATCGTGGGCGTGAACCACTGCTGACAGGAGTGCTCTTGGCACTGCCAGTACCATAACCGGCGGTCGCCTTGGTTGAAGAGATCCAGAATGCCGGTAGTGGGCGGGGCCATGTGCGGGCAATCGGCTGGGCGCTCCCAATCCAGATCAACCACTTCGCGCCCTGGCGAGCTCTCCGCTAGCGTCATGCCGGTGGAGCCAAACGTTTGCGTCCGCTTTGCGCCTAGGGTGAAGGCGTCGCCTTCGCCATCGATGTTTTCAGGCAAACGGTCAAAATCGGTAATCAGTACGAACTGGTAGTCAGACGACGCCAGTACGTTCTTAGACGGCCATTTAATGCCGAGATAATTGCCTGCTCGAAATGTTTTGTCGTGAACGTTGTTGTCGTGGCCACGCGGGCTAAGCCGTTTCGCTAAGGCGGGCGAGTTCTGCAGCATCCTATCAATGCGTTTCTTGCTGAACTCGCGCGCCTTTTCTTCTGAAATCTGAACGATCAGGCCATCGCCTGGGTCGCAGTCAATCTTGTAGGCAACGTAACCATCCACCAAGGCGTTGGTTTTGCCTGTTCGCGCTGGGCCTGCAAATATCACGGCGTCATAAAGGCGGCTGCCCATGCAGTCTAATGGCTCAACCATGTAGGGCGTGGCATCGGCCGACCAGTCTCTCACCGTGCCGTCACCACCTACCACCTTCATGCGCTCAGCAGCGGCTTGGCTTGCACGGATGCGGCGCGGCGGGCGTATCAGTTCAGCAACGTCACGACGAATGGCGGCAGCGCTGGCTAAGTTACTCATCATCGTCGCCTTCGTCGTCACTCACGATTACTTGATACATCTGCTCGCGTAGCGCGTCGGTGGTCTTCTCTACCAGCTCAATCGCTTCTGGCGGCAAGCCTGCGTCTCGCTCAAGCATGTCGGCGAGGCTATCCAAGCCACTGGCCACTGCCTTAGCAAGGCGGGACATTTCCCTGTGCGCTTCTTCAACTGGCACCAGCAAACGCATTTCTTTCTCAAGCTTTACTCGCAGGTTTTCAGATTGGTACCAGTCTTTACGGTCTGTTGGGTGGAATGCATCGGGATCGTGAGCAGTACCAGGGCGAGACTCGCTAAAAAGCGCGGGACCTGCATCTTTAAGCGCGTAGACGTTGGCACCGTTGCGCGCGCCCGCAGGAACGACGCCTGATTCTTTGAGACGTTTACGCACCGTGTCGCGATGCAGACCAAACGCGTCGGCCAGTCTGGTGATGTTCCAGTTGTAGGCCTCTTCAAGGCGATTGATCTCTGCCACACGCTTGTCATCCTATCGGCACCGTACCTCTATTGATTTCGGCAGCATCGGCACCGCTAAATGCGGCAACCACGCGGATTAAAGCCAGGTGCTGCTGACGACCATGAACTGCCGAAAATTTGTCGAGTTCCGCGGCTGCCTATCCCCGTGGACGGGGCGCGCTTGCCCGGAAGGACCCGCCGTTTTTTGCACCAACAATGTGCAGCTAGCCATCAGAGATAGGCCATCGATCCGATTTGCAAAGATTGCAGGAGCGGCACAGAAGCTGCGTATTCTCTTTTGAGTGCTGACCACCCTTACTTAGCGGTCGGATATGATCCAGCTCAGGCGCGTCATTCGCAGCGGTCCCGCGCAACGCCTCTGGGGTCGGAATGTTGCATAATGCGCATTCCCAACCATCACGTTCAAAAACTTCAAAGGGGTCAAATACCCCAAACGCCTTACGCCCTGCTCGCTCACTCGCTCTGCGGGCAGCCTTCGCCTTACGCTTTAATGACTGACTTGCTGCAACGGCGCACTGATCAGAGCATAGCCGCGACTTATTCCCGTACAGGCGTGAAAAAAGACAACCACACTGCTGGCAATGAATCGGCTTTCGGCGTTGACTCTTTTTAACTTCCAGCTTTTTTGACCTGACTCGACCAACTTCTAAGCGGCAGGATGTAGAGCACAGCTTGACGCCTCTGCGTGAGGCAAAACGCTTTCTACAATGTTCGCAATTATGAAAAGTAATTCGGGTATGCGGCCCTGCACGCAGAGGGCTATAAGCTTCAGAGCAAGATCGGCTGCAGAATGTCTCGCCCTCACCTTTAGGTCGCTTAGTGAAATAGCTTTTCTGACAGTGTTTACATTTGTAGGGGCCGCGCCCATCAGAGCTTGGCCTTGCACCATTGGCACACCGCCTACTGCAATAAAGCTTCGAGAGCGCTTCAAACGGCCTGAGGCTAAATGTTTTCGCGCACGCGGCGCAGGACCAGTCAACGCGCTTCTTTTTTCGGCCTTTGATGCCAGATGTCTTTTGCTTGTCGCGTTGTTGCCGCTGAAGGTCTCGGCACTGCTTGGAACAATAGACACGCCTGCGGCCTCTCAACGGCTGAACAAGGGTAGCGCCGCAAGCAATGCAGCACCCTGCTGACTGTTCTTTGCTCATACGCCTTATAGCCCCTAGCTATCGTCACCTTCGCCGCTCTGGATAATATCAGTAACCACCGCGCGATCAGCATTAAACCGCCGCCTCAGTGCCTCATACTCAGCCAGCAACAGCATCAGTCCCTTGTTGCCGGGAATGACTAACGCTGGCGCTGGAAGCTCAGTCGTTAGGTGGCTGGGCACCGTCGGGCTGTAGCACTGCATCTCCATCGGCTGAACGCTGGAGCTCGCGCACCCAGTCAGTAATGCCAGTAGGCAGATCGCTATCCAGCCATTCACGCGCTTCAGCATCAGTCTCTCCCAGTGATTGAAGCGCCGCTGTGCTGGCGCGTATGTCGTCAGCGATGATTGTGAGAGCTCGGTCACGCTCGGCTAGCGCGTCGTTGAGCGTTTGGATCTGCTGTCGCTGGAACTGCTGGTGCGCTTGCAGAATCTCTGCGCGATCACGCTGACGCTCGGACTCGGCTTGATAGGCGTCTCGCTGAGTGGAGATGTGTTGCCAGTAGCTGAAGGCACTCAGCAGTAACAGGCCAGCCAGCACTAGGCCAATAGCTTTCGCCTTGAGTGAAGCAATCATTTGAGCCACTTCGTTATAAAGGCGACCAGCACTTCATAGAGACCATCAGCCTTGTTTCGCACCCACTCCACGCCCATGATCGCCAGGAATACGCAAGGGGCGAAAGCAACCTCTTCAGGCAGTTGGTAGTAAGCCGCTACCCACAAGAACACGGGGTACAGAGACAACGAAAGAATGGTGCCCACCGTGGCGCTCATCAGCGCCTTTGTCCATGGCCCGCCGTTGTGCAGCACGGTAATGAAGCCAACCGTAAATGTGGCAGCACTCAACAGTAGGTAAGGGATCATGTTCACCAGCCACTGCCAGTTATTCGGGTCGCGGTTTGGCATGGTGCGCTTCTCTTTAGATCGTTTGTTCATGGCGCACCTCGCGGGCGGGCCTCGTCAGTTAGTCGATGGAAATGCCGCCAGCCGATGCATAGACGCCTAGCAACTCATCAATAGCAAGCTCACGCTGGCCATAGCCAGCACCCGGCAGGCTCGCCCAAATACGACGGCATGCATAAATGGCTTCACGAATGCGGCCATCGTGAATGAGGGATAGCGCTTGGCATTGGCGAATCAGATGTACCGCGCCCAAGTCTTGGCTGGCGGGCGTGAAGTCGGGCAGGTTGAAACGTTTAGCGAGATCGTCCCAAGTGCGTGTCAGGAACTGATAGCGGCCAGCAGCGCTGGACTTAATCTTGTAAGCAGGCAGCCAGACCAGCTGACGCGGATGATCGCGGTAGCTCTTAAAGGTGGTGCCACCAACAATTACGTTATAGCCGTCTTGGTTCCCGTATCGCGGCGTGCCTTCTGCATAAGCCAACATATCGAGGAATGCGGAAACATCGCCCGCCAGCGTGTCTTTAGGCGGTGCTGGCTCAACGCGCAGCAGTTCCGCCTCGTCATACCAATGGGCAGGCGAGTGAGCAGACATGGCGACCTCAAGGATTGGCAGGCAGAAACGCAAAAGCCCCGCCGGATAACCGACAGGGCTTTAATGTTGGGCGGGCTTTAACGCGTAGCTTGCGCAGCCTAAAGATAATAGTGCATCAAACCCGACACTTTGGCAAATAATTTATTTACATATAGTCTTTTCGTTGAAAGAAGTGACGATTATCAATTTACTAATGTATCGAATGAAGGCTACGTTGAGGTAATTCAGAATTTGCTACAGGCTCAAAGCGATCCTTCCCGCGAAAGCGGTATACTTATTTAGCCTTGCTATGCAGACTGGCATGATAATCAATGTTAGAGGGAAATGATAATGAGCCTAGTTCCTTGTTACTGTGAAGATTGTGGGGCCCGCTTCGTCTCCCATGCAGTGATGGTGGATGAGACCTCCACTGTTATTTTTAAAAACACCCGCATCAACTGCCCAATCTCTCCTAGTCACCATGCGTACCTATTGGACGGCGTCTTTACAGGCGCAGGTGAACTCGTAAAGCTGGTGAGTGGCCCTGATCACAGTGTCGAGGTGCTTCGTGAACTCACTGACCTGCTCGAGCAGGCCCGTACTAAAGGTAAGAGCATTGAAGATGCAGCCGAAACAGCGGACAAAATCTACCCAGGGCTAGGCCGCATCCTTAAGCGCTTTCAGAATCTGGGGTATGCAGTAGCATTTGTTGGTGTTTTAAGTGCGGAATTAAATGTGAATCTTAACATCGATATAGATGTTAACCAGCTTGTCAAGCAAGCTACAGAGGTATGGTGTGAGAGGTTAAAATCGGGAATGTTGCAAGATGAAGATGGTAAGCATCACCCAGACTGAGCTCAGCCGTTCTTCTTATAGCGCCCACCTGTCCGAGGAATGCTCCCCTCTAAACAGGGTCGATTTTTCCGCTGGCGCTCCATAATTGCCCTATTACGTTGGGTTTTAGCAACGGTGCCATGAAGTTATGGATAGACTAATCGATCACCTATTAAGTGAATGGGATGCTATTTCTCAGGCTCCATTTGCTTTCATTATTCTCGCCGTATTGGTGTTGACAGTAGCTTATGCTTTGGCACGATGGCGATATGGCTCTATTGTTGAACAAATCAACGCAACTAATGAGACTCTACGAGAAAGAATCCATCTGAAAGATGAACAGGTCAATCAGTACCGTTCTCGTGCACTGCAGCTTGATGAAAAGCATATGGAGGTAGTGGATACCACAGAGGAAGCCCTACAGGACAAGGCGCTGGGCGTGGTGAGAGGCATTCGAGAAATCAGAGACAAATACCAATCTGCTTTTTATGACGCTATTACGGATGTCAGAGAGGACCACGAAGACCGGCCTGATGAGGATGACGACAGTTCGCACCAGGCTGCTAATCCCATAATGCAAGTGATCGGCAAGGCTATAGGTGAGTACTCACGGGAGTACAAGGTCGATGCGATCCTCTTGCGGGATGAGCTGAGGTCGAGGGTGCCCAAGTATGAGCCCTCCCCCATGAGTCACGACATGCTTTATGAATATCCTACAAATTTTTTTGGATTAGAAGATGTGGCAACGGACTTAGAACGCATGGCGAAAATGCTAACAAGCAAATAATGTACTCGAATATGATGAGCCGGACACCCCTACTGCGTAGGGCTATGCATATTTGAACAATATATCAGTGTTCACTGCAAGTTTACCTCTAGCCACAATTGTACCTACTATCCCACTGCGATAAGGAATTTCAATGGGTACTGCGTTGGCCATTATTCTTTGACCAACGCAAATAATTTCAATATCCACTACCTCACATCGCCTTGCGCCAACCAATCCCACAAACGCTTACGCGCACGCTTAGCCGCCACCTGCAGCGCCTCCACACTCTTAAAATGCCTGACGCCTTCCTGCAGCCCCAGGCAGCGCAGTAACTCCCCTTGCCGCTCTACCATTTGCCGTGCGGTGACCATCCATACGCTGTTACCCATTTTCTCCGGCCGCACTCGAGCAGCCTGCAGCAACATCGCCGCGGCTTGTCGGCGCGGCAGTTGACCGAGCAGAAAAGCGCACGCCGTGTGCCATTGGCTTTCGGGGTGATAGCGCATCGCCGCAAGCATCGCTTGATCGCTGCGCCCGCCGCCACCAGGCAGCTCACCCATGTTTGCTGTAGGGCTAAAGGGCTGATAGCCCGTTTGCTCATGCCTGCAATCTAACTGCAGCTCAAGCATCGTATCGATAATGCGCACCACAGCGGCATCACGTGCGCGCTCGTCAGTTTGCGCAGCTTCAACCACGCGCCAAGGGCTGCTAACGCGCTTCCACTCATCAAACTGCATCACGATCCCCTTTTTCTTTTGTGCACTATCATGCTCATTTATTGCTGATACGTTCAATTCTGAGTGTTTTACTGCGCAACTCATTCGCCCTTTCTCCACTCTGTGCCGCTTTCCAAATGCACGCGGGCAGTATGATGGTGATACGTGGGCACCAACGCCGCATACTCCCTAAGCACCCGCTTCGCCTCTTCCAGCCCTATCGCCAGCACGGCGCAATAGCCCCGTTCGTATGCTAGCGCCAGCCAATCATACTGACTGTCAGCAAGGGCGGCGGTATGAGGCGGGGAGGCTTTGAATTCCATGTACAGCCCGAACCAGCCTCCTCGAGCATCCATTGTCACCAGGTCACTCACGCCGGATTTAACGCCCTGGCGCTTCATCGCTGCACCGGTGCTCTTGCTTCGCTGCCCGCCATTGGGAACGTGATAAGTTGCGTCGTATAACTGCCCCACAGGAGTGCCGCGCTTCTTTTCGCCTAGTAGCCAGCGGATCAGAACAGCCTGCTCTTGCCCTTCCCAATCAACAGGCCTAGCTCTAGGCTTGCCGTCTTTCTTTAGCGCGCGCGGGCGGCGTGTTTGCTGAATACGCAGGCTCACACCAAACCCCCTACAGTCCGATCAATCAAACGCTGCTGGCGCTCCCACGCCTGATAGCTCGCCATTACCTTCTCAAGCATCGCAGCAGCCTCGGCGTTATGGTCCAACTCTGCACGGCTTTGGATACCGCACGCCTTGCGCAGCCAGCGTGTAGCGCCAGCGGCTTTAAACGTGCCGTCCGGAAACTCTCGATACTCGAGCGCATTGCGTGAGCGCCAGCGCTGATCGAGATAGAGCCAAAAGCGCGGGTTCTGACACAACATTGCGGCGCGACGGGCGTTAGGCCCGCCCTTCTGTGTGGCGTTATCCATCGTCTTGCTCTCCTCGCTGATTGAGATCCCGCGTGTTCCAGCACAGTGCGCAAACTGCACACCCGATAACGACGAGCACACCCGTCAGTACGCCGAATAGATAGATCGTTACGCCGTCCATCGCTGGCCACCTCGCTGCGATTTCCGTAAACAGTGTTTGCACGCGGGCAATTCAGCACCGGTACCGGATTCGCGAAACTCGCTAGCGGCTTTGCGATACTGGCATTGCGGGCATTTGCGTTGCGTATAGGGCTGGCGGGTCATAAGTCACCTCCCGCCCTGCATGGCAATGCTGCTGTTAGCTCATTGATAGGGCACGGATCGCCACGTTTAGCTTTACGCAGGTCTCTCTTTAGTTCGCGGATCTCGTCAACCATGTCATTACAACGCTTTGCTATGCGGGCGCGCTCTCCCCAGGCTTCCCGAAGCTTCTGGTTTAACTCCTCAGCGTCACCAATGCGGGAATACAGCTTCACAAGAATGAACTGTTCACCCTGCCAGTCACTCTCCTGTCGAAATTCAGCTAGGGCATCTCGACGAGAGTAATAATTTTTAGCTTCCCAAAGCGCATAAGCAGCGCCAGCCTTTGGCTTTACGTGGCCACGCTTATTGATCCACAGCAGCCCCCAGCCTTCGGGCAGTTCATCCGGTTGAATCATCCCCTCCGGACACATGAAGTAACGCCAGTTGCCTAGCCCACCTTCGATGCGATGCGGCTTTTTCTTATCTGCAAGGAAGTCGGAGCGCGAAACCTTGACTTCAACAACCACCGAGCCGTCATGAGGCGTGAAGCCCGCTTGTCGAAAACCGATAGCATCCGGTATCTCACCCGCCCAGCCTGAACGAACTTCGCTAACTGCCACGTGGCAGCCATGGCCGTTATTGCTATTGGGGCGCTTAAGCCACTTCACGGCGATGGCGCACAGCTCGGCATGGGTCCATTGCCTTACGCCGTCCATCGCTGGCCACCTCGCTGTGATTTGCGTAAGCAGTGTTTGCACGCGGGTAATGGCTCAAACGTACCTGGGTCGCGAAACTCGCTAGGCGGCTTGCGGTACTGGCACTCCGGGCATTTGGGCTGCTGGTAGGCGTGGCGCGTCATGCAACACCCCCTGCAGGCGCGACGTAATAGCTCTCAAGCAGCGGCAAAGCAGGCAGTTCCCGAGCACCGTAAACGGTCAGGCGATAGGCGTATCCTGGGCAGCGCTCCACGAACTGCTGTTCGACCAGCTCATCGCACGCCACACGCACCTGGTGCAGTGATAGCGGCAAGTTGTACGTCTGGGCCAGCGTAGAGAGGTACTGAGGTGTACTAGGAGCAGTACGCGCCAGCAGGCGTAGGACGATGTTTTGATGGTCTACGGGTTTAAGCGATGGCATCGGTGAGCACCTCCTGATCGTGGGTTTCTTCCTGCGCTGCGTCGGGGTCGCCGCCGTCGATGCGCCTTAGGCATTTTTGATTGTGATAATGCGTACTGCCGCCCACCTCCCAGTAAACTCCTGGGCGATCCGCCTCAATCTTCTTTACTGCTATTCCTGTCAGGCCGATTAGGGATTGCGTATCGGCATCCGCCACAAGCACCAAACACCCCGGCTCTATAGGACTCATGACAGCATCTCCTCGCTGTGAGCGACTACGCGCCCCTTGTCGGTTAGCTGCAGCAGCTGGCGAGCGGGCTTGTCCTGCGTGGTTCCCATCACGGTAATCAGATCCGCGTCGAGCAATTCACGGCAGCGGCCACATACGCTAGAAAGCGGAATAACGGCACGGCCTGCAATCTGGTTACGCGTCATCGGCCCAGCTGCTAGCGTATCGAGTACCGCTTTTTGGCTGGCGCATAAGCGTCCACTACGACGGTGATCGTGGAACGCCGCGGCTTTGACTTCATTGCCCGTAGGCTGCATTACGGCTGTATTCATGGTTAACGTCCTCATAGGCCTGCACGCATCATGCGCAGAGCGTGGTTTGGGCTCATGCGATCAGGCATGCCTTCTTCTTCAAGGCGTTTCTGTGCCGCTTCACGGCTGGCGCGTTGGGCTAGTTCAGCGCGGTTTAACTGGCTGTTGTGGCCGATCAGTGTGCGGGCCTGTAGCTGCTCGCCTGCCATCACGCGATTGACTAGTGCGGCGTATTCCTTCCGGAAGCGCCGCTCTAAGCGATCGGTGCGGGTTTCGCCCCCGCCGTGGGTCAGATCCCACCAGCCGACGGCTTTCCCTGCCATGCGAACCGCTTCATGGCTCCAGCGGTGGCGGCTTGGCTGGTGAGCGTTCGCGGTCGCTTCGCGCCATGCCTGGGCATCGCTTGGTAGGCCCAGGTCTTCGGGCGCGGGCTGGCACAGCGCTGCAAAGGCAATTGGCGTCGGTGGCCATGCCTCGCTGCTCTGGCGTGCCGCGTCCTGAATCTGCTGACGCACAAGGCGCAGGCCTAGCGCCAACTGTGAAGGCGTCACGTGCTGCAGCTCTGCCCACCACGCGCCAGTGGCATCGAACGCGCCCCACTCGCTTGTGAATTTATTTCCGTACATCTCGCCCATGGTGTTGAACAACTCGTCTACGTCACCAGCCGTTAGCACGGGTGTATTCCCCGTCGAGCGTCTGCCCTGGTGGCTCTGGCGCTCTGCCTTCGGCGGCGGCTCGCGCCTCTTGAGCGGTGAGACGGCGTTTTGGAGTGCTGCTGCGGCGGTTTGCATGGGCGTTGCCTCCGGAGGTAACGGGTGCGGTGCGTTGGCGTTTGGCGTTTTCGGCAACCCAGCGCACAAAGCGGCGGGTCCAGTCTGCGTAGGTGTTGGTCACTTGAGGCTTGGCGGCGAAGTGCTCGCGGAAATCGAGCAGCGCATCGTGAACGTTGGCATCTGGTGCCAGCCCACGCTGCCAGCAGGCTGTCGCGTAGGTTTCCGGCTCCGGTTCCCAGTCGAGGTGCATGGGGGATTTACGCGGCTTGCTCAGATCGCCGACTGCAGGTTCGCCGTCGTCGGCTTGCTGGGCAGCTCGCTCGAAAACGTTTGGCTCAGGTTCGCCCGCGCCAGAGAGAGAGGGGGTTACTCTCTGTTGTAGTCTCTGTAAGAAATCTCCATCTGGGGGATTCTGTGCGCTCCCTTGTGGAGATTCTTGATTCTCCGGTTGGGCGTTTTCAGATTCTCCGGTTGGGAGATTCTGGGTAGCGGCGGGCGTTTCAGGCTGTTTTTCGATCACTTCATCACTCAGCGCCAGCGCTAACTGAGTGGCCAGCGCCTCAGAATTGACCCGGTACCACGTCTTAGCAGGAACACCCTTCCGGACTTCTTCAAGCACGCCTATTTGGGTCAACTGCTTTCGGGCAGTGACCTGCTGCTTGGCGCTCATGCCTGTTTCAGATTCCCAGCTATCGTGCTCGCCCTGCTGCTCCTTCCAGAACCAGCCTTCACGCTTTGCAGCGGTGGGCGTATTGGTCAGGAAAAGCGCTTGACTGAGGAAGATAGCGCCTTGCACCGTTACCCCTGGCAAGCGGGTAAACACCGCTTGATAGGCCACGGGGCGGCCAAGTAGCGCGGGTAGCATTGCGGCGGTTATGCCCATGGCGCCACCTCACGCGAATAGAAAGCCACGCCGCCACCCGCTAAAGTGGCAGTTGCGACACCACCCACTAATAGAAGGAAAACGACGTGGCCGAAAACGACACACAGAAAATGCTTAAGACTATTTTGGTAATGCAAGCAGAAATACTTGGCAGGCTCGAACGCATCGAGACAAGCATAGATACCAATCGAAACCCAGGTATTGACCCAAGATTTGAGACGCTGGCTGAACTCGAAAGCCTCATGGATGGCGATTTGGGCGCCAGCCTTCGGGGTGATATTGATGACTTGATAACGGCGGTTAACAGCGGGAGATAGCATTTATTCATCCCCGCTACGGTAATCATGGCGCGTCGCTTTGATATGGCGCTGGACGCGGCGCGCCCAAGCCCGACCAATGTCCCGAAGCTCTTCCTTTGAACGGTGCTGATCGCCCCCCCTTAGACTAAGTTCAAGCCACCCATTGCGGCGGTAAGGCATGAGCGTCAGCAACATTTCACCAACGGCACCCTCAAACCTTGCGCCCTCTTTCATTGCGTTCATAACGCGGTCAAGGTCTTCACCACGCCCCGCGCGAGACAGGCGGATTACGGTGGAAATGCGGTCTAGTAGCTTTAGCATCGATTCGCCCTCCTCAGAGCCGACGCCCAAGACGGCGAATGACGGCAGCCGACAGGTTGCCCTCTCGCTGCATCTCGGCTAACTGATCGGAGTAGTTCGTACCGCCCTCGAGGCGAAGGTCTGAGTCGGGGATGCGCCCACGACGAGTCCAGTCTGTAACTGTGCTAGGTGAGACGCTAAGCAGATCCGCCACAGCATTGGGGCCGCCACAGTCCTTGATTACGTCGTAAAGAGTGATAGGTCGAAGAGGAACGTCGTGATCAGCGATCATCGGCGTTAGAGATTCAGTCGGGAGAGTCATGGCAGGTGCCTCAATCACAGTTAATACGTAGAATATACGTAGATAACCGTACTAAGGCAAGAATTGCGTATTTTTGAGCAATTACATGTGCGCCTATAGCCGCTAGACTGCGTTAAATAACGCAATAACGCTGGCTTTATATAACGCAATAACGCTGGCCTTATATAACGCTCGGTTAAGGAGTAGCGCCGGAATGGATGACAACAAACTCTCGGAGCCTGATAGAGGGTTGGTCTGGGAGCGTGTCAAAAGCTGTGCTCAAAAATATCATGGTCATCCGATTGAGCGAGGCATCATGAAGCTTATTGCTATTGACGCTCAAACCTCACCACAGTACGTGTCAGACTGGAAAGCGGGACGCTCCCCCATCCCTATGGCAAAGCTTACCAAGCTTGCAGACCTCTATAAGGTTGGCGTCGGTTATTTGGCCGGTTTTACTGACAGCCCCGACCAAGCAGCTCCTCAAGACGCATCCGAGATTAATGTTGTGATGGCGGCGCTAGTTGAGAGGGCTATTGAAAAGTCCAGCCGCCCCGTCGATGCAAAAAAAGCGACCAAGCTATGCTCTATAGCTATTAGCATGCTTTCAAAAGGCGAGAATCAAGCTTACATACTGGGCACGCTCATAAACGAAGCCGAAGATATTGCCGGCTAGCCAAAAATTAACATTTCCTAAACCCGCTTAAAATAGCGGGTTTTTTTATGTCTCTAGTTTCATGGCTAGCATTCTCGCCCACTCCAATATACTGTATATAAATACACTATACAGGCATTAGAGGTGGGGGCATGCCGGCCATAACCAAAAGCACTAAAAAGAATGTCTCAGAAGGAAAAAAGCAATCTGCATCAGACCATCGGCCTAACACTGCTCCTATTGATCCTGCGTGCCGCAGGGCGATAGCCGCCTTTATAGACCGTGTTAAATACTGATTTACTAAGCATTTCGAGCAGACAAAGTACGTAGTAACAACTTTAAAGTACGTTCTATGCTTGACTTAATACGTATATCTACGTAGTTTTGTAGATATACAGTATTTGAGGCCAAGCCATGAACCTTACTCCTCGGCAATCCCAGATAGTCCTACTACTCGCTCAAGGCCATACCGCTGACCAGTGCGCCGAAGCGCTTCACCGCTCCGTCGCCACTGTCCAGCGACACATCCTTCTTGCTAAAGAACGGCTTAAAGCACGCAACACCACCCACTTAGTCGCACTGTCGGTTGCTCAGAAGCTCATCCATCTGATGATCGTCTGCGCCTTGATCATCAGCGGCATCAACGGCGATGCCGACGCCATGCGCCACCGCCCGCCAACGCGCACACAAACTCGCGTCAGCACTAGCCGCAACGTTAGCCGCCGCGACGTGGGGAGCGTGTACGCATGAGCCTAAAAGCCCCCAAAACCATCACCGAGATTTTCACGGCCAACAGCATTTCAACTCAGTTGGTTATCGTCCTAATGCAATGCCAAGAGCTGGCGCTAGCCGTCAACCTAAAACGCAAGTACGCCGTGCAGTTTGAAACCTGCCAGCACGGGATCTTTTGCGACACCTGGCTAGCTGATCGCAATGCTCAGCATGAGAGTCATTGCAAAGTAGCGTGCTTCTACACGCAGCCAAGCGCGGTGAGCCAGATCCACAAGATCCACGAACACCTAACCGCGCTACTGCACGAAAGCGCAGGCGGTGACCAATGAGCGATCTACACACGCCCTGCCGTTTCATCGTGAAGCATTGGCAACTGCTGGCAATGCAGGACGGCTACACGCTCCACACCACCGTGATTGAAGCGGTGCCGGTGGAAGGCGGCTTCCTGCCCTCCTTCGTCGGTAAGCACAGAACTCGCGTCATCGTTGATATGGCCACCCCGCTACCCACAGCGAAAGCCGCACGTAACAGCCTGCGTGACGTGCTATGGGGCGCTCACGTCGAGCAGCGAATCAACCTTGAAGCCCATCCACTCACTGCTACCCAGGAGCACGCCGCATGAGCAATCAAGCCACGAAATTACTATGGGCCGCGTTTCTGTTTGTCGCCCTGGTCGTCATGGGCCAGTTATCCAAGGGCGAAGCACAAGAGCAAGCCGACTGGCTCATCAGCTACTGCACCGATGCCGCGATCTGGCAAGCCGAAGAAGCACGCGGCGTGCCGCTGAGTGATCGCACCGGCCAGCCCGACTATCGCGGGATCGCTGCAGAACAGTGCCCAGGCATGCGCCCAGCAGCGCCAGCCAAGCCCGCTTACCAACTTGTTCAGTTTTAGGAGGCCGACATGCCAACCATCAGTGTGGATGTAGACGTTGAGCTGCATGACTTCGATACCGAAGAACTGCTGGACGAGCTGAAAAGCCGCGGGCGTAACCACTCCGCCGTAGGGCTTGAGGAAGGGTATTGCCCCATTGAATGCAAAAACACAGGGCAGCTTGCCGAAGCCCTTTTTGAAGCCCGGCGTAAAGGCAACGACCAGCGAGCCTTAGAGCCGGTTGACCGACTCATCTACGCCTCCTTGGGCCGAATAATTTAGGTAGCCACATGATAGACCAAGCAGCCTTCGACCGAATTTTCAAACAGCCAGCGCACGCCAAGGGCGATAACCAGAAAGGTGAAACCAAATGAGCAACCAGACTTTAGAGCAATTACTCCACGCCCGTATCTCTGAATTCACAGCTAGCGAGCGCCCCAAAGAGATCATCGACCAGCACGTCGAAAAGATGTTTGCCAGCGTGATTGAAGATGCGTTCCGCAGCTATGGCGACATGGGTAAGGCAGTGAAAGAGGCCATTCAAGCCGCAATGCCCGGCAACGTCAGCAACATGGTAGAGCTGACCCGCTACAACAATCTCATATCCAACGCGATGAAGGAAAAGTGGTCGCAATCGGATATAGCCAGCGACATGGTGCGACGCGCTCATGAGGCCATTGACGAGGCAGTCAGCGAGATGGAGGTTCCCGAGTTTGTGAGCCTACGAAAGCTACTTGCATCGTTCGTTGAAGAGTACGCCGAAGAGGCTATGGAAAACGACTGGGAAGCGCCGCGCATCGAGATCGAAGAATCCGAATACGTCGATGGGCACTACCGCATTTATTTCGATAAAGACCCTGGTGAGTCGCGCTACAGCACACGCAGCGTTTTCCAGCTCTCCAACATGCTGGCGATCAGCACCCGAGATCACGAAGAGCAAGACGGACACCCTAGCGGGGACGTTTTCGCAGCCATGATCGATAACGGATTGATGGGTAAGAAGATGGGCGTTTGGCGGAATGCTTGGGAAAAGCAAATGGTCGCCCTCTACTACGGCGGGGCCAAGCTGATCATCGACTGCGATGCAGACGACTTCTATTACCCGCACGGCCTCTAAGGGGAATTTTTATGTGGTTCAAAAACTTACACCTCTACCGCTTACACGCCGCCGTTTCAGTCAGTGCTGAGCTGTTAGCTGAGCAAATGGCCTGCTACGCCGCCAAGCCCCTGGGCAATGCCGACGCGCGGCGCATCGGCTGGACAGCGCCAGCGGGACGCATGGCGGGTGGTCAGCTAGTACACGAACTTCAGGGGCATCGCCTGATTAGCGCCCTACGCCAAGAGCGGCTGCTGCCCTCCTCAGTGATTGCCGAAGAAGTAGCCGAAAAGGTGGCAGAGATCGAAGCTACCGAGGCCCGCAAGGTAACGCGCAAAGAGAAAACCGCGCTGAAAGAGCAAGTCACCGAGGAGCTAATGCCCCGCGCTTTCGTGCGCAGCCAGAAAATAGACCTGTGGTGGGATGTAGAGCGCCAGCTGATCGGCGTGAATACAAGCAGCCGCTCACGCGCTGAAGACGTGCTCGACCTACTGCGCGAAACCCTGGGTAGCTTGAAGGTAACGCCGCTCACGTCTCAAACGCTCCCCATCCGCGCAATGACTGGGTGGCTTGGCGATACGGCTAGCCGCCCCGCTGACCTGCAACTAGGCGACAACTTCGAGCTAAAAGCCAAAGGCGATGACGGCGTGGTACGTGCACGCCAGGTGGATCTCGACAGCGATGAAATGCAACAGCTGCTCGAAAGCGGGCGCCAAGCCAGCAAGCTAGCATTGGGCATCGAGGGCCAGCTCTCTTTTGTTCTGCACGACGATCTCGCGCTTAAATCCATTCGCTTCGGTGATGCCCTCCTCGAGGAGGCCGATCACGCCGATGATGGCGACGACGCCCTAGCCCGCTTAGAAACCGACTTGATCTTGATGGCGGGCAGCTTGCGCCAGAATGTCGAGCGGCTAATTGAATGGCTAGGCGGCGAAGCCCAGCGGGAGGCTTCGTCATGAGCGCGTCCAATAAAGTGATTTTAGATCCCTGCTGTGGCGGCCGCATGATGTGGCACAACCGCACCAATCCCGCTGTTGTGTTCGGTGACTGCCGTTCAGAGACGATCACAGTTACCGACCGTAGCCACGGCAATGCCGACGGCACTCGCACATTAGTGATCGAGCCTGACGTGTTGCTTGATTTTCGCGACCTGCCTCACCCAAACAACAGCTTCAAGTTAGTGGCTTTCGATCCGCCACACCTATGCCGCGCTGGCCCCAAGAGCTGGCTCGCTGCGAAGTACGGCAAGCTAAGCGACAACTGGCGTGATGATATTCGCAGGGGCTTTGAGGAATGCTTGCGGGTTTTGGAGCCTGGCGGAACGCTGGTTTTCAAGTGGAATGAAACGCAGGTGAAGATCGGAGAAGTTATCAAGCTAGCACCGCAGCCACCACTCTTTGGGCACCTATCAGGCCGCAAGGGATTAACACACTGGCTTGTATTTATGAAACAGGAGCCAAGTGCATGAGCGCATCTAACCGCCAATCCAAAATCGTTGCAGATCCGCATACGGGCGAAAAGGTCACGCTGCCCGAACTCGCAAAACGCTACGGCCTGCGCAGAACAACGGTGCGCGCCCGATATGATCGCGGCCAACGCGGCATGGAGCTTATCGAGCAGCCCACCACCGGCAACATCAGCGAGGCTGTGCGCGATCAAATCGCGATGGAAGACCGTAAACGCTACATAGAAGAAGCAAAGCACACGCCGCTTGCGATGCCGCTTAAACAGTTAGGAGGTAGCCAGCATGCCTAAAGAGCGCCCGATATTATTCAACGCTGCCATGGTGCGCGCCATTCTCAACGGCCACAAAACACAGACGCGGCGGGCAATGAAACCACAGCCAGCGGTTCACGTTGATCATTTTAGGCACGTGACCACATGCGCCAGGACAGGGCGTATGGACTGGCAGGCATGCAATAAAGCAAAAAAGCCGGTTTACGCTTTCAAGAAGAAGCCCTGCTTTGTGACTGAGATTGCCCAGTGCCCCTACGGCCAGCCCGGTGATCGACTGTGGGTACGTGAAACATGGGGTGTGGTTTCTCATTCGTTTGATGCGAATGGAGAGCGCAGCCAATACCAACCGGACAGGCCTGCTACGCCGATTCAAGAGATGCCGTTCGGCCAAGGCTACTACCATGGACATGTAATTTATGCGGCTGACGGTGCCTTTGAATGGGCTGGTGACGATGACGGCGGTGGTAATACGCGATCAGCATGGAAACCCAGTATCCACATGCCCCGCATTGCCTCCCGCATCACGCTAGAGATCGTCCGCGTTCGCGTGGAGCGGCTGCAGGATATTAGCAAAGAGGACGCGACTGCCGAAGGCATTGAGCCGCCCGAAGGCGAAACGTATCGAGACTATGCCGTTAAGCCTGAAGACAATGAAGGTCACGACTACTACCTATGCCCTCAAGATTCGTTTATTTCCCTGTGGGAGAAAATAAACGGCCTTGATAGCTGCAAAGCCAACCCCTGGGTATGGGTTATTGAGTTCAAGCGCCTGGAGGATAGCCAGTGAGCAACCAGAAGCCCAGCGTAGAACCCTGCATCCGCTCGCCCAAAGCGTGCGTTATGAGCATCGATCACAACTACGCACGGGAAAAGACGCAGCTTTTATTGCGGGATCTGAGCAACTACAACGCCGGCGAGTTCTGGCGGGAAATGAGCCGCATTGCATCGGGCGCGACCGCCTCAATCCACGCCGAAGGACTAAAGGCTGAACGCGATGCGCTGGCTGACAGCAATACCCAATTAATGCAGCAGAACGAAGCGCAGATAAGGATGAACGCCAAGTTGATGCATGAACGCGACGCCCTAGCGGCGTATGTGGAGCGCATAAAAGTTGCGCGACATAAACGCTATCCGCGAGAAAGCTTTGGTTTAGGCGAATGGCTAGATGGCGTTTATGAAGCAATTGACGACACGTTTGAAGCCTCCACGCTTGCCCGCCGCGACCTGATTAGGCAGGCGCAGGCGCTAGAAGAAGCCGCAGCGGACACCGTTCCAGCAATGCACAATATGAAGCACTGGCTACTCAGTCGTGCGAATGACCTGCGCCAACAAGCCGAGGGCCACCAATGACCCAGCCGACCCACACCCACCGTGAAACCGGTGGGCGTTATGGACAGGTGACCACTTACTGGGGTGTCGGGCCTTTAGAAGGTCAGCAATTCGTGGTCTACCAAGATCTGGATCGCGTCACCGAAAGCTTGACCACTATGGATGACTGGAATTCCAACTGGCAACCGATAGAGCCCGACGACTGCCCCGTCTGCCTGGGCGCAGGTCACGACCAGATCAAAGGCAATAAAGACAAGCCGTGCGGCGGGTGCTACGGCCTAGGCAAGGTGCTGGTAAACGGCGAACGCCCCACTGATCTGTGGGAGCTCGCCACGGTGGCCACTGACATCATCCAAAGCCAACGCACTCACATCGCCCAGCTGAGCGCTATTGCAGATAACCCCGCCGTGCAAGCGCTCATCGAACAGCAGCGACAGCAGGCAATGAGCGACAGCGTGGCGCACCAAGAACGGCAATGGCGCGATGGTCGCGGCCACGGCCCTGGTGGCCAACGGTATACGGGAGACTGATATGAAAACTGGTAAATTGATGGACTTGGATCAATGGCGCCGCGCACGCTTCGCAGGTCATCCACCGTCTCTAACGACTGTGCGCCGATGGTGTCGCGAGGGAATGGTGCCCGCTAAGAAAATGGGGGGCACATGGTTTATAGACTTGGATGCAGAGCGTCGCCAAACCGGTAACGAATTAGCCGACAGCGTATTGATGGAGGCGTGACATGGCGCCAAGGCCACGGAAAAGAAAGAACAAAGGCCTAGAGCCTAACCTGTATGAGAGCGACGGTTACTATATTTATCGTCGCCCTGATACTGGCAAGCGGCACGGGATGGGTAGGGATCGAGCTAAAGCCCAGGATGCGGCGCGCATACTTAATGTGCGCCTGATGAAAGGCGCGGATCTAGTGGCGGGCGTGATGGGCGAAAGCGGCGTCACACTGGAAGCCGCAATTAAAGCCTGGCTGGCTGAGTGGGTTAAGCCTAGCCCGCTGGGAGACTGGACCAAAGAGGCAAAACGTGGCCGGGGCGAGCGTATCGTCAATGATGCTGGCAGCATGCTGCTAGAGAACATCACCACCCGATGGTGTGCCGAATATCTGAGCGAAAATCATCACAACACGGCGTACGTTCAATACCGTTCAGTGCTATCGCAGATATTCCAGTTCTCTCAAACTAAGGGCTGGGTTGACCACAACCCAGTAGAGCCCACCCGTAAGAACAACTATTACAAGAAAGTCAGGGCGCGCTTAAGCGTTGCGCAATTCCAAAACATCCACGCTTTAGCAGATGAATGGATGAAAATAGCAATGGAGTTATCTCTGCTATGTTTGTTTGGTAGAGCAGAAGCAGTTGCCGCTAAATACGAAGATATTAAAAATGGACGACTACATTATATTCGTGAGAAAACAAAAGAGCGTAGTAAAACAGCTTATGTAGCAATTGAATTAACACCCGCGATTGACGATTTAATTAAGAGGTCACGACAGATTGAACCAGTATCTCCTTTTATAATTCATCGCAAGCCATTAAGAATGCCAAGCCGGAAAGGGAATAGGCATTGGTCACAAGTAACACCTGATTATTTATCGAGAGAGTTTGAAAAGCTTCGCGACTTAATACCAGATATAAAATCTATGCCTCAAGAGGAACGCCCAACGTTTCATGAAATACGCTCGCTTGGCTCACGACTACTTGAGCTAAAAGGTACTTCAGTTGAAGACATTCAAGTACTCATGGGTCACGCAGACGATAGCACGACCCAGGTGTATTTAGACGGTCACGACACACGCTGGCAATCAGCTAAGGGCAACCCGTTCACAATGGACGCTCTGCTTTCAGGCATGGAAAACGTCACGTCTTAA